GTGGCACTCACGGACACAGCAGCGAAGCAGGCAAAGCCCAGGGAAAATGGATACACCATCCCCGACTCGCTCGGCCTTTCACTCTATGTGGCGCCAAGCGGCGTAAAGAGTTGGCATTTTCGATTTACATGGCTTGGAAAGCAGGTGCGCATCTCGATCGGGACTTACCCGGAGACCGGCCTTAAGGAAGCGCGCGCACGTAGGGACGAGGCGCGAGAGGACATCGCAAATGGAGTAGATCCGCGCGATTCAAGAAGGGAAAAGAAAGCCGGGATGATCGCGGCAGGCGGGCAAACCTTCCGTCGTGTCTATGACGAATGGCTGGCGTTCAGGAAGGGGAGCATTTCGCCGGGCACCTACAGGGTGATCAGCAATGCCATGGCGCTGGATGTTCTGCCAACGCTTGGCGATCGGCAGATCGACGCTATCAAGCGCGCCGATGTCATTGCGCTGATTCGCCGGGTGGAAAAGCGGGGATCTGTGGCCACTGCCGTGAAGGTACGCCAGCGCATGAGCCAGGTGTTCAGCTATGCCATCGCTACTGGCGTCATCGAGGCGAATCCCACCGCCGAGATGCACGCCGTGACCGAGAAGATGGGCCAGCACAAGCCGCACCCATTCCTTCCGTTCAGCGAAATGCCCAGGATTATGGCGGCGATCCGCGACTGCGCCTCAGGCCAACAGCTGAAAGCCGCGCTGATGCTGATGATCTACACCGCTTCCCGTCCAGGTGAGGTCCGACACGCCGAATGGTCGGAAATCGACCTGGACGCCGCGATATGGACCACGCCTGCCGCGAAAATGAAGATGCGACGGGATCACGCAGTCCCGCTATCGACACAGGCCATCGCCATACTCGAGAGCATGCTCCCCATCACCGGCGACAAGCGGTACGTGTTCATCAACCGCAACAGCACCACAGCGCCGATCGGGACAAACTACGCCAACAACGTCATGGATTCCTGCGGGCTCACCGGCATCCAGTCACCACACGGGTTCCGTCACCTGTTCTCCACTGAGATGAACGGACGCGGGTACAACCGTGACTGGATTGAGAGACAGCTTGCGCACGCCGATAGTAGCTTCATCCGTGACGTATATAACCACGCCACCTATCTAGATCAGCGCCGAGGGATGATGCAGGAATGGGCCGATCTTGTTACGCCAACCACTTCGACGACCTAAATGATCAGGCTGTGCGGATTAGCTGGAGCATTCCAAAGGCGCTAGACAAGGGGTTTCAGCGCCTTCTGAGGCCCCGGAGAGTCCCTCAAGGGAACAACGATTGGTACAAAAATTGGTACAAGATGCATCCATCCCTGGCGTCCTGCCGACGAACACCACTCCCAAATCCGTAAAGCCTCGATTACTGTATAGATATACAGCATTTGAGTTTACCCATCATGAACATCGACGAAGACACCTCTGAGTGGCTTGGCTGCCCTACGCCTCTGGAAATGTACCAACATCAATGCGCCCTGCTCGAGGACGAGCTCATCCAAACCCAAGCTTTACTGAGAAAGGCCCGGGCGAATATCGCAGGACTGGTCCAGATGAATGATTTGCTGGTCACCGGCAAGGCCGTGGCGGAGGCTGCGCTCAAAAAAGCTCTCGAAAATATCGCACGGAACAACTTCGAGAACTCAGAGCTTTCCGGAAAAGTTCGAAGCCTGGAATTGGTTGCGCACCAACGCGACCAGCTGTTCAGGGAGAATCAGCGGCTTCTAGGCGAGATTCGTCAAACCCAGTCCCACAGTACCAGCTAGGCTTAGTTGACGCTTGGAGAGAAGGATCATGTGCGGACGACTGACGCAATACCGAGGGATCCATGACTTTGTTGCAGCTTTGAGCATGCCCAATGCCTTGGCGAACTCCGTGGGAGATCAACCAATTGAGCGCTACAACGTCGCACCGACTTCCGCAGTTGCGCTTTTGCACATGCAGGGCGACATGCTCCATGCGGATCCCGTTCGCTGGGGTTGGCGACCGCACTGGGCGAAAGATCGTGCGGCACCAATCAATGCACGCGCGGAGAAAGTCGCCCACGGCCCGTTCTTTCGGGCTATCTGGCCGCACCGGGCGATCACGCCAATCGATAACTGGTTTGAATGGGTGGATGAAGGCGGGGCAAAGAAGCAGCCCTACCTGATCCGCCGGCGGGATGGTGAACCTATATTCTGTGCCGCAATCGGTCAGCTACCGGATGCTGATGAAGGCCCAGGTGAGCATGACGGCTTCGTCATCATTACCGCCGACAGCGCTGGCGGCATGGTGGACATCCACGACCGGCGGCCCGTGGTGCTGACACCGGATCTTGCCCGGGAATGGTTGGACCCGGCCACGCCCAAGGAACGCGCCGAGCAGATGGTGCTGCACCAGGGCGAACCGGCCGAAGTTTTCGAATGGTTCAAGGTCGACACGGCCGTGGGCAATGTGCGTAACAAAGGCTCCGAACTAATCCGGCCCGTCAGCGCGCAATAGCCCTGACATACGCCTTGCATGCCCGCAGCGCAATCATGGCGTTATCCCCGTCGTTGGTGATGGCGATAATTCGTTGAGCATGTGCTGGAGCACATTGGCTATTGCGGGCTACGCGAGTAACGCTGACCATGCCGTGGGCAGTTTAGGCGCGCAGCTGTGAATCAATGACTCTTTCGAAGCGAGGAGCACTTGTTTTCGAAGTATCCTGCTCAACGTGATCATCTACAAATAGGATGCATGATGAAGTTCTTCGCCATATTGTTTTCGACTGCAATTGCTTTTTCAGTAACATTGTTGGCGTCAGCCGCTGAACCATCGCTGCGTCTGCAACGCGCTTCAGGTTTGTGGAAGGTTACGCCGTCCACCTCGCCATTTTCTTGGGAAATATGCGTCGACCATGAGAAAGACAGGCTTATAGATGACGACCTCTGGAGTGACTTCGAACAGGAGTGCAAAATCGAATCTAAAAGCGGTAACGTCGATAGCTACAGTTTCAAATCACGTTGCCCTGAGGCGATTATGGCCGGATCTTTCAAAGGTGACCTTGCGAAATCCTATGTACTGACGGCCGATACGTCGTTCGAGCTAAATGGAAAAATTGAAAGGCAACACACAGTGATCAATGGCAGCTTTCAGGGCGAGTGCCCGGCGGATATGGAGCCGGGCGTGAAAAAAATGCGCGGAGGAATGAAGATCAATTCTCCATACTCCAATAGATGAAAGGTTCGAAGCGTCATCGCTGACGGACATCGAATGCAACTGCCTCGATTGCCACGTATAACGCTCAATGGTGGCTGAGGTCAGTGCCCTCGCAGCTTCTAGGCGTTCGATATATCCTTCGGGATGATCTTGGGCTCGCTTTTGTGAGCGCTGGTCTGTTGGGGTGACTCCATCGTAAGCGAGTCTTCAGTCTTGGATTTTGGCGCTCTGCGTCTTCGTGGCAGTGCTTGAGTTAAGAGTACTGAACAAGCTTTACGGATCGGCAAGGCAAAAGTAGTTAAAAATTTTTAGAGCCAGCCGGCGCGCGGCGCTTCGAGCTGGATAGTTAACTCAAGGAAGGAAATATGAATCGCTTATTGATTGCTACATTTTGCCTATTGCTCCTCTCTAGTTGCACAACAAGCGTCAGTTCTGGCGTGCGCGAGAAAGTGTGGTATTCCGAAGGAGAGAGACCAGCCACCGCCCCTTGGCACGTCTATTTGGTATTTACTGACGACGGTCATTTCATATATTGGCGCACTGTAGAAAAACCCGATGATGTACTCAAAAAAATTGACTCCTATATCAAAGGCACCGGTCTCGATGTTGGTAGCCCGGTGCCATACACACGAACTGGAAACGACTTAAACGCGGTTTCGCGAACCCCGTTCCTAAGTAGAACGGGTGAGACGGTCTACACTGATGTCCGCACCTTTAAAGGGCGCTTTGTCGGCGACGCTTTAGAAATAGATTTCGAAAGAATCACTGTCTGGCCTCCTCGTCCTACATTTTCTGAAGGCGTCAGACGTTGGTCGTTGAAAAGACTTAGCTCCTTGCAAAATAAGTGAAAAGCCGAGCGTGATGGCTTCTCTTGTCAATATTAGGACTACCAGAGAAGCATCAACGACGTCCACTACTTCGCTGCAATGAGTCCCACAGCGGAAGTCGTTCAAGATTATGGAAGCACTCTGGCAAAAAAAGTGTAGTCCGCCCAGCCTCAGAGCTAATTGACAAGCTCTGGAGGCTGCGGACAGATGCCGCTCATAGCCCATGTGCTGCCGCCACTCAGTCGACGGAGTCCTATTCTGCTTTTCCTAAATGAACTGAGATCATGCTAATTTTCTCGACCACGAATGTAGGTCATCGATTGATAGCTCCGCTCACAGGCCAGCCCAGCTATTCGGGCTCGGTCATACGCAGCAGCCAATTCTCCCGCTCTTTTGTCAGCCCGCTGGAGCAGGTCGGAGAGCACCATTGCGGCGCGGGTGGCTGACGCGCCTCGCTGGGCAACTCCGGAATCGCCGGGGCAGGCACTGGCGGCAAGCTTGCCTGCGTCGACGTGCAACCGGTAACCAGCAGCATCAGCGGCACCAGCATCAACATCTGCAGCTTTGTTCTGTTCTCGCGCATTGCTTGCCTCCTTGTTCACGGACGCCTGGCGGCGCTGTTCTTCGGCGCGGGCATCGTTGCCCGCTTTGGTGACGGCGATAGCCTGGGCCTTGCCGATGTCTGCCAGCCTTGTGCCATAGCGCCAGTCCTGCACCTGCCAGGCAGCGCCGAAGCCGATGGCCACCGCCACCAGCAGCGCGAGCAGCTTCTGCACCGGCGTCATGCAAGCACCTTTTTCGCCCGCTCCCACAACTGCAAGCGATCTTCCAGGCCGTTGAGACCACCATTAATGCGGCGGGTGATCTTCGTGAACTCCCCCTGATCCGCCAGCGTGTTCAGCCCCTTGGTGGACCAGAACCAGGCCGCAGACATCGCCGCGTGCTGGGGCAGCTCGAGCAGCTCGGGCCTGTTGATCAGGTCCAGGCCCAGGGCTTCCCCGCATGCGGCATAGTTGGCTCTCCCGGTGATCTGGATCAGTCCGCGCCCACGGTACTTCGAGCCGTCCCCCTTGACGGTGTTTCCCAGATCGGCACGGCCTTCGTACGTGAGTTGCTGCGCAGTGGGCCCCCAAATCTCGCGCACGTAGCGTAGTTGGCCGGATTCGTGCCCAACCTGGGCGATGAATGCAGCAGCTCGCGCGGTGCCCACGATGCCATAGCGGTTCATGGCCGTGTTCAGGGCAGGAACAAAAACGCCGGCTTGGTGGCCGGCGTTCGGGAGGATCTGCAGCAACTGCTGCTCATTGATCGGCATGCTTTTCTCCAGACGAAAAAAACCGCTCAAGGCGGCCGTGGTGTTCTGTCAACTGATCACGATTCGGTGTTGTCATCGCCTGCTGGGAGCGGGAAGCGCGCCTTAATAGCTGAAACCGACGCATACCATTTTGTGTAATCCGGCGTGAGCCCTTGGCTCATGGCATCGTAGTCAGCCTCAAGCCGAATCGGATCAGACTCAGAGGCGTACGCAGACTTCCGAGCCTTCAGTATCGAATCCAACTCAGCCTGCTTTGCTTCGGTGCGCAGCTGCTCGATGGTTTTCATTTGGCTAAAATCGATGCTGCTCATACTGGAAGCCTCAAGTTGCCGTCAGGTGGATTAACGATGTCCTCTGGGAATCTAGCGGCGTAACTGGCTTCCGGCCCCACGGGCAGAGTCAGCGTCACAACAAGCTCTCCGTCGACCCTCGTTACATCGCCTACTACAAAATCGCTATCCACGGCCGAGGCTGGAAGAACCGCTCCCTCTGGAACACCGCGAAAATCGAAGCGCTCGCCATTGATCGTCAGCACGTCACTGCGCTTGCTCACTGAAAGCTCGTCATCCCTGCGCTGCGGTGAAAGCTTAATAATCATCAGTACCATCTCCCGATAGCCATGTAGTTCATGATGCCTTGATAAAATGTTGAGCCGGTGTTGTAAGGACCCTGGCACAGAGCGGGGGGCCAGCTTGGAGCATTGGCATCGCCGCTGATCACGCATACGGAGACAGCTAAGGCACAGCTCGCTGTAATGAAAATTTTCGGAGCGCCTGCAAAGAAGGCCGGGAACGACCTTGCCGGGACCGGTGGCGATTGGAAAATATTGCCCGCCCCCACGGTAGTGCCAGCGGAGAAACCCACAGCATCCCAACAGACCAACGTGCCGTCAGCGTATTTTGTGAAATGCCCATTGGCATTGCTTCCCCGCTCAATGATTGCACCGGTAGGAACGGCGCCAACTTGCGAGACGGTGCCCACCATGGCGGCGGCGGCCAGCTTTGTTGCTGTGCCCGTGGTGTTTCCTGTGCCACCCTTGCTCACAGGCAGGGCTGCTGGCAATGCCGGATTTGCACCTGAACCGCCCAGGAACAAATAAAGCTCCAGGGTCATTGCATTTATTTTCGTGCTTGCAGTCCTGGGAGGATCACCGCCCAAGCCTAGCGGTGGCGTCCCAAGTATAATTTCAGATCTTGCCATATTTGCGCCCTACCTTATGGGTTGTTGTATCTAGCTATCGGGAACTTACAAATGGGGATACTAAAGTAGGACCACGTAGGATCAACATAAGTATTAGTAAGTGTTTTGCTTACCTGAATATTTAGCGATGGCGTCCAATTTGTCAGAATATTCATTGATGCGAAGTTAGCCTGATCCGTGAACCATGCCACGCCTCTATCAAACTGGGACACACAAATGAAGTCATCGGAGTCTATCGCCACGCCGCTTACATAAACATCTGCGAACTGCCCGACAGATTTGCCCCACTGCTTTGTAAACTTACTATACCGAATAATTTTATCGCTAGATGAAAATGAAATTTTTCCGTCTTTATCATATATCTCTACACCGAACTCATCCTTGCTTCGAGTGTCGGTATATTTACAAACAACGAATTCCATAAGGTGGCTCTGTAGGGATGAACCGCCGTATGCACCAGTCGTCACCCTAAATCCCGTCCAATTCCCAGGGCCGCCAAGCATAGTCGTATAAAGTGTGATGGATGGGAGGTTCGGTACTTGCGCTCTCAGAAACAGCTGTGGGGTCTCCTTGGACAGAATGGGTCTGGCAAAGGTGTAGGATCCGTAACCAGGCCTATCCGTATTTTGCGACTTCACATAGAAGGTTCCCCTCTCGGAGAATACGAGCACCTTAATTTCACTACTAATTGAAATTGTTCCGCGATTGTTGGTAACTAACAGACCGTAGCTATCGCTCATCACAACACCCTAAATACTTCTATGGTGCACGGCACCGTGTTTGCCACCCATATGGGAAGCCACTTTCCGGAACCACTATTAAACACTGATGTATTGGCATAGAGCACAATTCCTATTTTTGTACCGCCAGCATCCACATACGTCGGACAGTACCCCCAAGCCGAGGGATTGTTGCCGGGCTGGTCATACCCGGCATATACAGATGGTGTAATTACTACGACACAGTTTGATTTGTCATATCCAGGTATGTCGTAAACAGAGCTATCACCTCTGTAACCGTCGCCCCTGCCCTTAATTGCAGGCAGGGAGATAACAGCTAGTTGCTGAACAGTGAAGTCATCCATACCAAAGGTCTCAACACCATTCTCGTTGAATACCCATGTTCCATATCTATCCATTGGCGCGAAGCCTCCCGATCATGGTTCGGCGAACAGTGCCCTCGTAAACGGCGAGGCCATCATTATTGAGAAGAGAGGAACCACCATCGCCCTCCCCGCGAAGCGTCAATGTCCCCGCTTTGACGTTGATCTCAAGCAGCGGCCTACCCAAGGAGTCAACTGCCTCCGAGCGCAGCGTCATCCCCAAGATGATATTTTGGATAAAAGCAGTATTGATCACGGCCTGATTGATGAAGACCTGACCGCCACTTACAACAAATGGGGTAATCAAATTGCCGCTGACCTCATCGACAATGGCGAAGCGTTGAGCAAATGCCAGGATCTCTGAGGTGTCTCCGTCAGACCCTAGAGAAAGCCCGGCCATTACCTTCTTACCGCCGACGGTAGTCTCAGCCTTGATTGTCGTCATTGCCGAAACCTTGCCCTCGGTGGTGGCCTGGGCCTTACTCACGATCTGCACCGCCGCCGCATTGTCCCCGACGCCTGCCTTGAGCGTTTTGATCTCCTCGGCAGTGGCTGCTTTGTCTGTAGCCACCGCGTTCTGCACGGTCGTGATGCTTGCCGTGTTCTCTCGAACATTCGCCTCTACGATGTCAGTCCGTGTGGACTGGGCAAAATCCCGCTCAGCGATGACAGACATCAGCGACCAGGCGCCGGCAGAGGAACTGCTATCACCCGCGCTTCCTTCCTCCGAACCAGCAGAGTCGGACTTGACCAGGGCATAAACACCCTCAAGGCGCTCGGCGGTGGCCGTGACCTTGCCGTCCACTTCTTCAATTGCCGCCTTGTTCTTGCTGATCTCCAGGGCCATGGCTGCGTTGGTTTCGGCGATGGTGCCCATGTCGAACCAATAGCTGGCATTCGGCGGGGTGGTGTTGACCGGGACAGCAGTGGTCGCCTGGAACAGCTTCTGGCCGACTCGAACCATATCGCCTTTGGCATAGGTATTTGTGGGCACATACTCCAAAGCATCGACCACTTCCGATATCAGGTCTTCCAGCTCCTGCTTGGCCTTCTCCAGCCGATCATTGACCGAGCCAGGACCGTCGCCAGTGATTAGGTCGATCTCTTCCCTCAAGCTCTGGTACAGCGCCCCCTTGCCGATTTTCTCAGCGAAGTACTTGTCGTACTCGGTCTGATCCGAACTGGCGCGACCATTCACCGCGCCAGGGATTGGGTAGAACGGCCCGACGTTGCCAGTGCGATCCACCAGGCGAGCCCAGAAGTAAAAGCTCGCACCCGCCAGGATGTTCTGCATTTCATGCTTGGATTGTGGGTAGCTGAAGTCACTCAGCTTCGTAGCAGTGGTCAGGTCCGGTGATTGGCTATACCAAAGCTCCGAGCGCTGCGTATCCTCCGCACCAGGTGGAAAGCCCCATTGAATGCCAATGCCATAGACTAGGCTGGTGGTTTTAAGGAACGACACCGCCGGCGGCAGGCCAACCTTTCCTTCCAGGTTGGTCAGGTCGGAGTTCTTCCAGATCGACGAGATTTCGAAGGCGCTCACCGAACGCACGCGGGCCAGGTAGGCGCCCGAGTAAATGCCGGTGACATCCACGCTCGTCGCGCCAGTGCGCTGCAGCTTGATCCAGTTGCCGCTGTCCTTGCGCCATTCCACGTCATACGCGACCGCGCCAGAAACGGCGGGCCACGAAATGTTCATGGTGCTGATAGCGATACCCTGATTCACGGCGTAGCTCGACGTCAGCGTGACGCTGGCCGGCGCCGGAACCACGGTGATCGGCACAACGCTGATTGGGCGCTCTTCCAGGCGCGCGCCGGTGTCGATGTGCGGGAACTTGCTCGGGTCATACTGCACGGCCGAGATCTCGAACACGCCTGGCTCCGGCCGGGCCACGCTTACCACCCTGTACAACGGGATTGCCAGATCGTCGGCATCCAGCGCCCACACCAGTTCGGGTTCGGGCGCAACGGAGTAGGCAACGGTAACGGTGACCTGTCGGCCGCTGACCAACTGCACGGTGCGCCCCTCGCACTTGCCGTCTGGCAGGTTGAGGATCAGCCTGTCACCGGGCTTGGCCTGGGTATCACGGTCCAGTTTGATGACCTTGCCGTTCACCGCCGAGATACGCCCGCCAACCGGCCGACCGGCCAGGAGTTCGTCGGCGATAGGGATCACGTAGCCAGGCAGCGGGATACGCCCGTCGAGGCCGACCTTGAAGGTAACGGCCCGGTCCTTGGAGTTGGTGAGCAGTGCCCACTTACCGCGGCGCTGCGCCTCCGACTCGCGGGTGCAACCAATCGCGCTGATCTCCAGCGGGTTATCGCCGTAGCGCCGCTGCAACTTGGCATCGGTCACAGCGGTGACGTCGGTATCGTAGTTGTTGAGCGGGTTGTCGTAGCTGATCAGTGCCCTGGTGTAGCGCGTGCGCTCCGATGCGCTTGAGTAGGTGAACTTGCCGTCGATGACGTTCGCCCGGGTGTAGGCGAAGTCGAAGTCGGTGGCGCGCGGCATATCCGCCAGGGTGAACACCTGGCCCTGGGCCCAGTAAGTCATGCCTCGGTAGATCGTGGATATGTCACGAAGCAGAGACCAGGCGTCAGCCTTGCTCTGAAGGTTCAGGTTGCAGATGAAGCGCGGCTCCTGGCCACCCTTCCCGTCAGGCACCAACTGGTCGCAGTACTGCGAGATCCGGTAAAGCTCCCACTTGTCCACCATCCACGGCTTGATGCGGCGGCCGAGGCCGAAGCGGTCGTTCGTGGTGATTCCGTAAGTGTGCCAAACAGGGTTGTCGGTCCAGGCCTCTTTGAACGTACCGTCCCAGACGCCCGTATAGGTGCGCGACCTGGTGTCGTAGTTGCTCGGCACCTGCCACTTCCGACCATCACATTCGATCGTCACTGCCGGGATGCTGCGGAACTGCTCAGCAGAAAACTCGATGTAAAGCAGCGCGGTGTTCGGGTACCGAATCTTCGCGTCGATCACCTCGGTGAAGCCGGCAATCTGCATGGTGTCCGAGATTTTGTTGTTGTTCTGGTTGGCTGTCAGTCGAGTGATGCGCAGCAGCCACCCAGTTGTCGAGCGCGGCAGATTGATGCGGCGGGTCCGCTCGTACAGGCTGGTGGTCTTGCCGGACACGGCCTCGTTCAAAACTTCCTGGTACGTGCCCCCGTCCGTTGCGAGTTCGACTTTATAGCCGATCGTGTAACCGTTGATGTTGCCGCCGGAGTCCACCGATTGGAGCGCAGGCCAGGCAAAGCGCACACGTACAGCCGAGAGCTGGGTATTGGTGATCGCTCGAACCCATGGCGTGCCGCTGCGCAGCTCGGTACTGATGGTTGTTTCGTTCTCGACCGATGGGATGCCCTGAATATAGGACTGATCCACAGCCCCGCTGCGCCACTCCCATTTCACGTTCGGGAAGTTCATGTTCCCCTGCGGGTCTTGCAGCGGCGTATTGTCGAGAAAAATGTCCTTGGCAGTGGGCACACCATCAAACTCGCCCTCACCCACGGCAATAAGCATTTTCGCAATGGCGACAGAGCGCAGGCTGTCAGGGGCCTCGGTGGGGGTTTTAGGCTTCTCGGAACCGCCCTTAGCGCCATAAACATCGATCTTGCGTGCTGCGCCCATGCTTTTCTCCAGGCATAAAAAAACCGCCTCTTGGGCGGTGTGTGGTTTAAAACTGCGAACGCTAAAGAATCTTGTCCCAAGGGATGTTCCCAGCCAGATATCCGACTGCGACTATCATTCCGAGCATGCAGAGCAGAACGAACCGCCAAGCAGGCATTTTCATTGCCATCACTCGTACCTCTCGTATGATTTTGCTAATATCCAATCAAGTTCTCCTCTTGGTGCTAACAAGGGGTTGAAATAAAAACCCCCGGCACGTTGCGAGCGTCCGGGGGTTTTGCTTTTCTGGCCCGGCGATCTCTCGATCATCAGCGCCTCAGGGTGTCGGTTTCCCGACTATTTGTTATCCCTCTACGTGAGGGTTAAGCCTTCTCTCCATGGTAATTGGCAATTTTCCACTCTCGCTGAGCGACCTATCCTGTTCTTGTGAGGGTTTTTGTAGCTTATTAGGTGCCCTATTACCTACGCTCGAGGCGCTACCTGTTGTCGGAAGGGCTAACCCCTATAAACGCCTGTTACCGCAATAGTGAGGGGTTTTATCTGTCTACCATTATATGCGGCTTCAAAAGTGCTCCTGCCGGATGCCGGGTTCACATTTGGTCTTCGGCATAAATCGCGGCACTGATTATCGCGCCACCCCAGCGCCGGCGGCCGGCACACAGCGACACAGGATTGCCGGAGGCCGTTGTATTCTTGGCGCTGCCGAAGGCGTAGCCCGGGGTATTCTCGGGCGCTGCGCTGGTCTTAAGGCCGCCGGCTTGGGGGCTGAGCATTTGAATAACACCGCCCAGCACCATCGATCCGCCCATCATGATCAGAGCTGAACCGAAAGGTGTGCCGGCGCCGAAGGTGCCACCGGTGATGACAAGGCCGACAACAATCAACACAGCGCCGATGATGGTCTGCAACGCCCCGCCGCGTTTACTGCCGGTGACGATCGGGGCAATTCGAATATTGCCGCCACCCGCAAACCCAAGCTCCTTTTCTGCCAGGTTCGTCTTTCCTCGGAATACGGCAAACTCAATCCCCCGTGATTTGGCGTTCGATAGGAAGCGTTCAAATCCGGGGATCTGCACACACAGCGCCTTGACCGCCTCTGCTGGTGAACTCACAGCCATGCGGAAGGACCGGCCAAACTGTCGAAGTTGACCGTAAAGCAAGATCGTGGTCATGGGTTGATAATTGATAGCGAGAGTTGCCATTAACTTTTCTCCGGGCGATAAAAAAGCCCGCCGAAGCGAGCCTTTGGTGAAGTGTTGCTGACTATAGGCAGCCTTGCAGCGCAGCCAATCGCTTATTCGCAATCCAGTTTCCGACCACCACGTAATACTTCACTTCGGCCCCCGGGCCTTTAGGCTGGATGTCAACGAAGTACTGGGATCCCTCTGTGAACACGGTGTAACCCGTATCGCGGCCAGTCTGAAGAGTTGCGCCAGGCGTGCCGCCGAAGATCGACTGGTTCTGCCATTCGTACTGGACGCATTTGGCGAGCGCGGCGTCCGATTTTTTGGAAGTGAGAACCTTGTACGGGCCAGATTGGCGAGCCTCGTTCATGGTTGGCGCCATACAACCCGCCAGCATCGCCACCGCTACCGCCGCTATCAGAATCCGCATGTCGTTCCCTCGGTGGTTTGGCGGGACTGTAGCATTGGGGGTGGATGCAGAAAACCCGGCTCGGGGCTGGCCTTTGATTTCATCGGTTTCTCTGATCGATCACTATAGCCGCCGCCTCGCCTTTAGCAGCATCCTGCACCTCCTTCAAGCTTTGGATCATCTGCGCCTGCAGATAAGATTTTGCTTGAGTCGTAACGTTTTTAGATTTTGCGCTGGATGCGTCAATAGGGAAGTTATCTACGATGTTGGCCTGATAATAGCTTCTGAACTCTTCAAACTGCTTTTGACACCTAACACTCGAGGCGTCTGCAATCTCAGTCGGGGATGCACCTGGGCCCGAGTGAGCACGAGCATATAACTCTACACATTCACGATAAGCGAGAGCCCGAGTGAGAACCTGCACCTTGAAGTCGTCAGAAGCCATTGCCGTTGAGGCCACCGAGTAAGATATAGCCATCGCTACCGCCGCTATCAAGCCCCTCATGTCGTTCCCTCTTTGGTTTGGCGGGGCTGTAGCACCTGGCCGCAGAAAGCAAAAAGCCCAGCGAGTTGGATTAGCTCCTGAATTGCGCCAGTTAGCGGACTGCGCGTCTTAATACATGACCAATCTCATAATCCCCCAAATTAACTACCCAGCTATCCTCTAGCGCAGCCAAGTATCCCAAGCGTTTGCCCTGAGGATCAAACAGCACACCGTCATTGATTTGAAAAGCACCTGCACCAGGGCGAACCTCTTCACCTACTCCATCGACGATGTAGCCGATTGGGCCACCAGGGCCTCGGTTTTCATGCACGCTCCAGCGACCATGCTCAAAAGGCTTGCCAGACATAAAAATCCCCAATTTTCGTTTGCTGATCCGTTTGATCTGATCATGCCCCAATGGACTAATTGATCCAACTCTTTGTATTGAGCCTGGCCAGGCATCCAGCGTGGATGGAATGCCAGTAACGGGGCCAGGGCTTGGCGTAGTAGCGTTATGCCTCAATCAAGTCACGGAGGAGTTGAGCAAATGATCGAAATAAACAAGCTACGCGCAGATAAAATTAAACAAGCAACGGAAGATCTTCCTCGCAATCCTGATAATGCTCACTCAGCGCGAGAGGTTCTTGATCGGGAGTTGCATGGCACCAAATTACCCGCAGAGTATGTCCGGGATACCCTCATCCCGGCGGCACACCCTGGTGACGATGAACCTCCAGCAGATATCGACCATCAGGGCCTGCGTGATCTGATTGATAGCATAAGAAAGTCTGATGATGCGGACCTTTCCGACGTCGCGGACGAGTGGGATCTTGAGAGAGATATCAGGCCGAATAGATAGTAAGGATTTCCCAGTCCTTCGCCTGCAAGCCCAAGGACTGGGGTTGCGCCAATATCGGCGCGTTTAGGACCGGGACGTCGCTATGGGCAACGAATACGAAAATTGGGGCTATAGAGCAGGCCCCAGTGATGAAATGAAGCAGGAGATTGGGCAGATCGTCATTAATCACGCTCTATGCGACCCACCTCTTCTTGACCTATTCGTGACGCTCTCCGGAGTATCCGCTGCGACTGCGTACATCTTGATTCAATCCCTGAACCTGAAAGCCGGAGGCATGACAAAAGCCATCCTCGACATGGCGAAAGCGAAGCAACCGCCAATCAGTTCTGAGCTGAACGCAAGGCTCTCGAAAGCTATCGGCGAATATCGGAAGCTATCGCTATTGCGAAACGAGGTCGCACATTGGCAATGGACACCTTCTCCCGAGGGAGTGCAGGCTGCCCAAGCCACTAACATCATGCGCAGGAACAGCGATGACTCAGCTTTCGCCAAGGAATTCAGCCTGCACAGTCTCAAGCAGCTTTCGGTGGGTTTGATAACAACGTTTTCGGCTTTGAGTTTGTTCGCCGGCCTGATTCAGCATCCTGACATTCCCGAACATGCTCTCGTAAAGGTTTTTGCCAATCTAGACGCTATCTCGTTCAAGGTGAATGAGGCACTTCTGTCTTTGCCAGAACCTTCGGCTGAAGAACTGCCATGATCCGGAAAACCTCCTCCAAGAGGTGAGTGGACATTAACGGATCGTAGAGGCTGTAGATGTACTCCATGGCAGCCTCAGTCATCGCACTGGTTACGATTACCTGTTCCAACTCAAGAGGCAACCGCTCTGCAAAGCGCGCCAGGTTCGCGTGGCTTTGCGCCGTGAGCCAATTTGATAATTCTCTCACGCTCGCCTCCTAAGCCAATGCCACATCATGTTGGTTGCATTACGTCTTTGTGCCTGAGGATCAGGCGTGTTCGTTCATGCCAGGGACCGCCGAAGACGATGATTTCTGAAGGTCGTCCGTAAAGGTGGTGCAGCAGGAACGGCCCAGGCCCGAAGGCGCCCGACTCTTCCCCTGGTAGAACCGGATCGGTGCCGAGGTAGATCCCGGCATGATTCGGGTGAACCGTCCGCCCGACGTGCATGACGATCAGATCGCCGCGCTGCGGCCGGTCGACGCGTACAAACCCGGCCGCCTCGTAGTGTTGCTCGTACAGGCTGGCGCTTTCCGCGTTTTCCCACCAGCCGTCTGCGCGCTGGAAGGCTTCGAATTCCAGACCCCATTCGCGCTGGTACCACTCGGCACAAATACCCCAACAGTCCCAAACCCCATGAACAAATGGGCGATTGAGCAGCGGGGTGCTGCCCATTGGAGTGATCGACCTGAGATCGCCCTCGGGCCAACTCAGGATGTGCCAGGGCAGCTCTGTGGCCTCGCACATGGCCAGGTCGTGCGGTGACGGCCTGCTGGTGGCGTCCGGGTGTGAGTGAACGATGCCGATAACTTCGCCCAAGTCTTCCGCCGCGGCGTAGTCCTCAGGATCTAGCCGGAATTCTTCGCTCGGCTCTATGGCGATGTTCCGACACGGGAAATACTTCTGCTTGTGCCCGATAGCCAGCAGCAGTCCACAGGACTCGCGCGGATATTCCGCCGCCGCGTGCGCCTGGATGGCCGCAATGATGTGCTTGCGCATGGTCAGCTCCGGGCAATGAGGGAAACGGCGGGGAATCCACCGAAGGACAGTTCGTTGTTTTCGCCGAAGCGCAGCTTGCAGGACGACAGGCAGCCCTTGCACTGGTCCAGTGCCGGGTCATCCGTGGGGTTGTCCTCGTCGTCGAACATGGCCGTGCGGGTGTAGCCGCAGTCCGGCCCCCGGTAACCATTGGTCATGGCCCAGTGGCAGAACGTGGTCATCTGCCGCCCGGGCAGGCCGTGGTTATCGATCTCACTCGGGGAGGAGAGCTCCCATACCACCGCCTCGCCGTCCTCGCTGGTTTTCTGGTCGATGTACCAGATCTCCAGCGCCTCCTGGGTTGGGTCGGCAGTTGGATTGCCTTCCGGATAATTCGCCGCATCCAGGTACTGGGCTAGCGTCTCACGGACCGTCAGCTTGAACTTGAGCATGTCCTCGAAAGCCAGGCACAGCGCCGTGACGCGCCCGTTGACGTTGCCCGCGGCGAAAGTCGGCCGAGAGGCGGTGCCATCGCTGCTCGAGGAAATACCCTCAATCTGCACCGGCCAGGCTGCATACTCCTGCCCCTGCCAGATAATAGACTTGGCGGGCAGGTCCTCTTCGGAGCCCTCGTAGGCCAGCAATTCCTCTGGCGTGTGCGGGATAGCGTGACCGTGGAAGCGCAAGTAATCGGCGCCGTATTCGGTACCGTCAATTTCGAACAGGCGAATCTCGCCGCCGGGCTCCAGTTTCTGGATGTCCGTGATCAGTGCCATGGGCTGTTATCTCAGGGATGAAAGGTTTGCTGGAAGGTCGCGGTGATGGCGTAGACCTGGCCGCCGCGGTGCACTGGCTTGTAGCCGTTGCACTTGTAAAGGCCAAGCTCACCCAGGGGCGGCTCCCAAAGGAAGCCCTTCGCCCCTTTGTGCCGGTCGAGGAACGCCATGATGTCCTTGATGCGCCCCTTCAAACCGGTGAAGGTCACCGGCCAGGATTGCGACCGGTTGTTGAGGCCATCCTCGACCGACTGCTCGTAGCCATCGCCAAACTGCTTGGAGCGGACGCGCTGGGTGATATCACCCTCAGCGCCCTTCTCCGTTGCCCAGATGAATCGCTCGATAGCCATCAGCGCCCCTTAATTGCTTTGTTGATGACGCCGCCCTGGCGCATATCCTTAGAGCGCAGTTCCTGATATTTCTGCTCTACGAACGTCGCCAGCTCCTTGCCGAATACGTCGTAGCCAGGTGCGTCGACGGCGGACGACGCATTACCATCGCCATCGATGTGCACCTCGACATTGATCTGCGTGCCGCCTGCCCCACCGCCGCCCATGGCCATTACCCCTAACTTGCCGCTCGACGTCCGGGTCAGGGGCATAATTGCCTCCTCGCCAGCCTCACCCATGACACCGGTCTTACCATTGGCCATGCCGAACGCTGTGGGCTTGCTGACGATGGAGTTCGTGAAGGCGCCGCCATCGGCAAACAGCTGCACACCGCCCGACCATGCGCCGCCCTTGGCTTGCGGAAAGTAGGTGCTGGAGTATCCGGCAGATGATGCCCCGAGGTTTGACGACGCGGCACCAGCAGACCCGGCGGCCATGCCATTGCCTCCACCCGCGGCGCTGCCGCCCAAGTAGCTCGCTGCTGCGCCAACCAGGCTACCCAGCAAAGCCGAACTGGCTTGGCGGGTAGCGATACGCGCCATGTCAGCCAGGATCGATTTGGCGAAGTCCGAGAACGACGCCTTACCGGTCATGGCAAAGTTGACGATGGAATCCTCCATGGAACTGAAGGCATTACCGAACAGGCTCTTCGTCTGGCCGGCGATGTTTCGCGCCGAATCCAGATAGTTATCCCAGGCAGCTGTCGCCCCCTTCGTCCAATCGCCCTGGGCATTTTCCACATCCGCATAGTTCTGCCGGATCTGGTCGGTAGCCGCCTTGTTAGCGTCCGCGAGCGCCTGCGATTTACGCTTGAACTCTTCCTCCGACATGTTCCGCGATGGGTCGGACTTCTGGTTGGCCAACTCCAGCGACTGCTGCGCAAACCGGTCTTGCTGGCTGTTCAGTTCGCCGCTGAGCGCGTTCTGGCGATCGCCCAGCCCTACGCCAATAACTGCACGTTGGCCGGCAAGCTCCAGGGCCCGCTGTTGCTGCCCCAGCGCCTGCACGTACGTGCTGATCGCCCGCTCCTGTTTGGCAAGGCGCCCGGTCTCGTTGGTAGCGAGCACTTCGAGCTGACTGTCAGCATCCTTCTGCGCCTTTACCATCCCTGTTCGCGCGTCGGCGATCTTTTGGTCCAGCTGGATGCTTTGCGCGGCCGAGGTAGTTTTCTTGCCCTTCGCTGCCTCCAGCGCAGCAATCTCGGCCTTGTAGGCTGCCGTCGTTTGGTCGAGCTGGTTGCCGATCAACGCCTGGCGCCGCAGCAGATAGTCTTCCTCGGATAGCAGACCTGCCTTCTGCGCCGCTTCCAGTTCCTTCTGGTAGTTTTTGTAGGTGTCGGTGATCGCCGCCAAGTCGTTTTTGGCGTTGTTGAAGCTGGTCAGATCAACTTGGGTGCCGACGGTTTTCGAGTCCTTGAACTTGTCGCGGGTCTGTTTTTCTAAAGCCGCTTCCTCCGCGGCGGTGAACGTGTAGCCTGCCTGTCGCGCAGAAGCGATACGCCTTTGATTTTCCTCAAGCGCTTTGGTCAGCTTCGTGGACTTTGATGCCGTCGCGTCGAGGTTGCTTTGCAGCGTTTCATAGGCCTTCGTGCCCTCACGAATATCCTGCGCTTGGAACATTTCACGCCGGACCTTCGCCTGATCATCCACTTCCTTCTGCAACAAGGAGGTGATGTCGCTCTGGGCTCCGGCCTCGCCGCCACTGAGCATCATCATGTCCGGGTTGTCGCCCAGGATCATCGGGTTAGATTTAGCGTTACGTAGCGTATTCAGACGGTCGGCGAGCTTTTCGAACTTCTCGTCGAAGGTATCTTCGCGCCCGATATCAAGCACTGCGTCCCAGGCACCTTTGGCGGCCCCCTTAACTGCATTCCATGCGCTTTCGACCGTGCCCAGGTTGCCGATGATGGTGCCAGCACGCTCGATCAGCGCATCTGCGTATGCCCCCTCTGCCACCTGCTGGGCGCCCAGCGTATCGCCCTGCTCCTGCAAGGCCCGAATCTGGGTGTACACAGCGGCTGTGAGGAAGTTGTACTTGTCATTGAGCGCAACGACCGACTTTACCGGGTCATCAGCCAGCTTAGTAAATTCCTGAACGGTTTCAGATGCCGCTTTGCCGGTGGCTTTCTCGAACGAGAGGGCTGCAATAGCAATCTGTTCGAAGCTACCGCTGACGATCTTCCCGGAGCCCGCCAACTGCGCCAGAACCGCCGCTGCCGAACCAGTAGTACCAATGGTAGTGCTGACCTGCTTCGCCATGGCCGCAAGCGATGACGAGGTTGTGCCAGCGGCATTCCCAGTGGTTACCAGGGACTCACGGAATTTGTCCTGCTCCTCGCTACCCTTGTAATAGCCAACGGCCAGGCCGCCCACGGCTGCGGTGGCCAGGGCCATCGGACCCAGAATGGCAAGCAGACCAGCGGCGCCTGCTCCCGCCCCGGCGCCCAACTGAGCAACGGCACGCACACCGCTACCCCAGTCACCCGAGGAAAGGGCATTGCCCAGCTGTACGACGTTTTCCTGCGCCTGGCGGGTGCCGAGGCGCAGCTTGTCGAAACCGGTGGTGGTCTTTTCGAGCTTGGCGTAGTCCTTGTCGATCTTGCTCAAGGCAGTGTTGTACTGATCCTGGCTGATACGGCCGGCATCCAGGTGCTTGCCCAGTTGCTCGACCTGGTTGTCCAGCTTTGCCAGTGCAGCGCGGGCCGGGTCAATCGCCCCCAGCAGACTATTCAGCGCCTTCTGCTCGTCCATAGCGGACTTGGCCAAGGCCACCTGCTGCTTGTCGAGCTGTGCCGAGATCTTCGCCGCCTCGGCCTCGCCATAGGCGCCAGTCTTGGTCAGCTTGGCGAGAGCATCACGCTGCTTTGCCAGGTCCTGGGTGGTTTTGGCGCTGGTGGACAGCGACTTTTCCAGGGCCTGCATTTCGTTCATCAGCGAAACGGCGGACTGCTCGGCCCGGCCGCCGGCCTTCGCCATTTCATCCAGGCTCGTTTTCGCCTGGATTGCATCGGCCGAGTCGATCTTGACGCCGAGTTCTGCAATGTTCATCGACTCACCTTGAATAATTGCCTGTGGTTACGGGCTGTTTTCCCTTTCCTCCGCCATAACGCGCAGGGCCTCGCCTTCCAGGACCTGAAGGTCAGGGAAGATTTCAGCGAGTTTCTTTTTCTTGATGCCGAGGAAGCCGGCCACGTCGCGGACGCAGGTGTAGTCGAGGCCGATCGCGCCACCGGCGCCCGCCCGCCACTGAGTCGACATCCGGTTGAACAGGAAGAACGCCGGCCAGTTGCAGGGCCAGACCTCGGTCACCTCTTCAAGGTCACCCGGGGTGAGCCCGAACAGGCCCATCAACTCAGCAGGTGCCGCCGGCGCGTAGAGTGCGCGGGCGGCGTCCGTCAGTTTCCCAAGCGGGCCTGATTGAATGCGCTCTGGTAGGCATTCACGACCGCCTCAGCGGCGCCCTGGCAGGACGTCACCAGCGCACGAATGCTCTTGTCGTCGAACTTGTCGTCGAAGCCCCAGCCGACCACCAGGTCCTTGATTTGCTGCGACTGCTGCTCAGTGTCAGCGGCAACGATTTCGGAAAGCGTCGGGCTTTCGCCCAAGGCGGTCCGAGCTTCATCGCGCGTCAGGTTCCACTCATCAAACAGAGCAGCAAGACCCGGGCGATCCCGATACTTGAAGGTGAACTCGATTTTCTCGGGCCCACCCCCAACGATAGGGATCGACACGAAGGCCTTGAACGTCGGATTTTGGGCGATTCTGATCTTTGCCATGGATTAAGCCACCGCAGTCAGGTAACGGGTCGGTTCGCCCTGCAGCGCCAGGTTGACGGTGCGGGTCAGCAAGTTGCTGCGGGACACAGTCGGCTGGTTGGAGAAGGAGGTGAAGGCGCCGTAGAACAGCGTGTCGTTCCCCGGCAGGTTCAGGCGCGCAGCCTGAATGGTCTGGCTGGCATCCGCTGCACGCAGGATGGCGTTGAACGCCTGGCCCGGGTCATCCGCAATGGTCAGCGCCAAGCTGGCCGCCGCTTTGTCGGTTGGCATCTGGCGGCCCTGCTTGTCTTCCAGGAACACCACGTCCAGATAGTTCTGGGTGCCACCCGCGAAAGCCACATCGGTGATTTGCGGAATCTGTACCCAGGTCAGCACCTTCTTCAGCGAGCCGATGCCGGAGCCGGCCGGGTAGACCTGCACGTCGGTGGTATCGATGCCTTCGAGGGTGATGGCGGTGGCAGTGGCAGCTTTCACACGCACAACCCGATTACCCAGGCGAGTCCAGCCAGATGTGACGATCACGATGTCGCCAGCCGACAGTGTGCCGCCAGTCACAGTGGCCACGGCCTCAGCCGCGTTGCTCAGCGCCGAAAACGGGATGTCCGGGCCATAGGTAGCACCGTGCTGGAAGGTGCCGCCGTCTGGAATTTTGTAGCCCATGGGTATTTCCTCTTTGCAGATATGAAAAAACCCGCTCAATAGCGGGTTCGTGGGTTTGCCCAATGGGCGGGATCAGTTCGTGTCGGCTCGGTACAAGAACGAGACTGGAACGGTATAAGTTGAATCGCCTGTGATGCCGGGCCCAGGGTCAACTGGCGACATGGTCACCACGGTGACCGCGCCCTTCGTGTCCCTGGCGTATAGCGGGAACAGGTCAACCAGCTCGGTGGTGATTGGGTTGGTTTTGGTCTTGCCGGTGCCCGCCGGCGCGATGATGCTGACCTGAAACACGCCGGTGAACAGCCGGTGATCACCGCCGAGCGTGTTGCTCGCGGTGTCGCCCGGGATAGTGAAGGCTCGCAGGTAGGTCTCGCCTTCCGCTGGCGCGTAGGCCGTGTTCTCGAAAACGATCTTGAGCTTGTCCGACCTGGCAGCGTTCCAGGCGATGAGCTTGGCCTCGTAGATCGAGGCGATGATTGCGTGACTCATACCTGGTTGTTCCTGATGGCCTCCAGCACGATCTGCTGAAAGCGAGCCACGGTTACCCTGACCATACCGCCGGGGGCCTGGGTGGAATGGCCGAACTCCAGCGGGATCGCGTAGGGCAAGTTATTGATGATGTAGGCCATCTGGCCGGCAGTGAAGTCGCTCATTGCGGCCACCAGTACGGCAGTCGTTTCGGCGCCGCTCGGGTCCACCTCGTCGAAGGTAACGCTCTCGACCACACCCAGCGAGATGTGCCAGTTCGCGCGGAACCGGCCGCCGACGTAGCCCTCAGGCGCCTTGACGTCCATGCCGTCGTTGAGCTTACGGCCTTTTTTCAACCTGCCGCCTTTCGTAAGGTTGGCAGGATCACTGCGCAGCGAACTGTTATGGTCGTCGACAGCCTTGTTGTACTGGGTCGCGACAGCGTTCTGTGCCCAGATCTCCGGGTTACCCACGGGAGACATGCGAATCAGGCTGCTGCCGACCTCGATGATGATCTCGCGCACACTGGCGTCGATGGTTTCACTGGTCTGCGCGGCGAACTCAGCCAGGCTCAGGGCGAAGCTACCGGACCTGCCGGCGCCTGCCCGGCTCATGATCGCACCTGCAATTCATAAAGGATCGGCGTGCCCGCCGGGTTGATCTCTTTCAGGGGCGGCACGATTGACCATGTCCGGCCCTGGACGACCACCTTGTCGAGCAGGCCCGGCACCCAGGACAAGCCCTGCGCGGCGATCTTGAGCTTCTTGTCGCCCTGCTTGATGAGACTATTGTTTTGGAATTCTTGGCCGGTGAAGTCGAGCAGGATACCTTGAGCGGTTTGCTCAACGGTTGCGCCAGGTGCCTCGCCGCCTGTCTCAGGGTCATACTCCCCCGGCTGCGTCTTGCTGATGGTCACGGGTTGGCCGAACTCTGTGATCATCTCCAGAGCCATCACGGCCATTTCGTCGTAGAAGGCCATGGGGGCTCCGGATGTGAAAAGCCCAGCGCGATGGCTGGGCTTTTTGCTTTTGGACTCAAGTCAAAAGTGGGACATTTTCGACACATAAGCTTTGAGCGCTTCATCCGCAACTTGAACCGCACGCTTGGCGACTTCAAGATCCTGCGAGCTTCCAGAGAGCCCTGCGATAGCAGCTAGATAAGCCTGAGTCCAAAAAATTCGCTTTTCTTCTAAGTTCGGAGACATGTCATTACTTCCTGTAAATGGAAGCAGAACACTAGCACTACGCTCTCACAGCAAACAAGCCGCGCATTTGTAGGTAATCCGCAAACTGCGTGGCGCTCGGCCGGTCCGGCGCAGCAGGCAGCAACCGGTTACTGGTCGACGGGATCGCCGCATACTGCCGCGTCACCGCCCCCTCAACACGATCCAGCAGCACAGCGCCTTTGCGTTTCTCCACCGGGTCGATATCGTCCTGATGAATCTCAGCAGCCAAGGCCATTTGCCCATACTGAATCCGCGCCGGCAGGTAGTTGTTCGCCTTGATCTCCTGATCCAGCAGAACCTCCCGGCGCGGCCAGGACAAGGCCTGCTCGCTGCTGGTCTTGCGCCCCTTCCAGGTCATACCATCCATTGCCAAGGCGGCCCGACGCAGCAACGCTTCCTGCTCAGGACCGCCCGAAGGGATGACCGCGCCGAATTTCACGGCATACAGGGCCAGGTCCTCGGCGCTCGCGTAGCTTTCGGCGTCAGGCTTGCCGGTCCCATCCTCGATAATGAGTGTCATGTGTCAACTCGCTGGAATGGTTTGAAGATTGGCCGCCGGGTCGCAGGCAGCCAGCATTATCAGGCATTGGTCAGATCAGCGACGAGCTTTTCCAAGGATTCTTTCGACGCGTTGGCCCGGTAAGGCACCTTGGCGTCATCGAGCTTTGCTTTCAGCGATGCAATTTCACCAACATCATCACCAGGTGCGACAGCGGCCTTATTGAACGCTTCGATCTCGCCGCGCAGCGCATCGACCGTCAGCAACAGGCCGTCACGCTCGATGGTCAACTCACCTACCGAAGCATGGATGGTGCCCAGCACTTCAAACAAGCGCAGCGCCAGCTCACCAGACTCGGGACGGTGAATCTCGCCTGCTTCCAGACCGTCAATAAGGATCTGGATCGATCTATGTTCAGCACGCAAAGCTGCGATGGCTTCTACAAATTCGGCCTGGTCTGCCGCGCCAACAAGCTGCACCCGCTTGGCCTCCGTCACCGACACATCGATGCCGACTGCTTCGTACGCATTGACCACGCTCGGCCAATCTCCAATCACCAGCACGCTGGTCACACCGGCTTCGGGCTTATCGAAGTGTTCCGGATTGCGGTAACGCTTCTCCGGATCGAAGCCGTCGAGCTGGTTGCTGTAAGTCAGTTCCATGTGTTTCTCCAGGGCGGCCATCGCTGACCGCGCGTTGAGTTTGAGACTTAGTCGCCAGAGACAGGAGGCGTTGCAGTCAATTGGATCATCACGCCGGCGGTGACCTTGTTGCTGCCCGCGTGCTTGACCCAGTTGGCAGCGGAGCCGACTGCAGCCAGGGTTGGGTTGGAGCCACCAGTAGTGGCTTTCCAGCTGTAGCCAAGCACGTCGATGTTCACAGTGCCTTCAGCGCGATAGCCGATGCTCAGGTTTTCTTCGTCGTTCACTTCGTAGGAACGGAAGCCCGGAGCCTGAGATTCAGTGATGGTTACCGCGTTTGGCAGCAAGCCAAAGATCACGTCGGCCGGCGCGGTGTCGGTCACCAATACGGGCTTACCCAAGGTGCCCGGCAGGCCGCCGTAGATCACAACACCAGCTTCTTCGTAGATCTTGTTCGTGATGGCTTCGTCGACGATGTCGAAGTAAGCGCTGGAGTGCATGACCCATAGAGCGATCCGGCCGAACTTGTCGCCGAACTTGCGCATGCCGCGGGTCAGCGTCTTCTTGCCGTCGGTTTCGATGTTGGCCGAAACCACCATGTCAGCGTTGGAGCCGATGGCGGCGCGAAGACCAGCAGTTGCGTACTGGATGAAGCCTTCTAGGGTCGCGTCAGCAACGTCGGCACCGACGATCTGGGAGAACTCCTCGACCGGACGACCGCGGCGCTTGAACGCCTCTTCAGTGGTCTGGTACGGACCGTACTTCCAGGGAGCTTTGACGCCGACAGCTTCGCCGGCGCTGATCTTCTTGGCAGTTACCTTGCCGTCGGAGTTGACGTCGCGGTGCTCCAGGGAGCCGTTCAGTTTGTAGCGGGCGCGCTTGCGGAAGTCGCCTTCGATCAGCTCGTTGTCGAGCACCATCGCGCCGTTGGACGATGCGTTGAATACATCCAAGTTGTCCTGGACACGCTCCAGGTATGCAGTTTGCGCCTCATCGTTGTAGATGATTAGGTCGCTGTTAACGGTTGTAGCCATGGGTCAATCCCCTTACTTGGGCAATGCGAGATATGCGGTTTGGCCGTGCTTGCGCTGAAAATCGCGTTTCTGCTCGGAGGTCATTTCGGAGCGCTTGAATGCAGCCTTGCCGCCACCCCCGCCCGGGGCGAATGTCCCTGAAGCCCTTGGCCACAGATGAGGTGCGCTTTCGCGCAGAGATTCCGCCCATTCGAGCGGAGTCAAAGGGGTTTTGCCGTCTTTACCGAGGATGACCTGGCCGGATTCATCAACGGCGACTGCATCGCCATCTTCGTTAAGGGTGAACACGCCTTTGGCGCGCAGGATGATGTCGTCTGTTGCTTCCGGCAGAGCGCCGGCCTTCAATGCCGCACCACGCACCGAGTCACCCAGAACCTTGCCCTGGAACTTGGCAGCAAAGGATTCGGCCTTCTCGGCGCGCTCGCTGATGGCCTTCAGTTGCTTGTCGTAGTCACCGCGCAAACGCTCGGTGCGGCGATTGAACACCTCGTCCACTTTGCCCTCGGTCAGCAGCTTGGTTTCTTCGTCCTGGCCCGCGCGACTGAGCAGGCCTTTGACGGCGTCGATGTCGATGCCTTCAAACTGGGTTTCGAACTGGGTCAGCTTGGTGGAGGTGTCCTTCAGCTTTCCCAGCAGCTCTGTATTCTTGGTTTTCAGCCCCGTCACAGAGGCTTCAACGGCAGTCGCGATAGCGGCCTTGATTGCCGGGTTGTCCAGGTCGATTTCGTTTTCTTCTGCCACGTTGATGCACCCCTTGGGTATGTGTTGCCCACTTTGCAGGCATAAAAAAACCGCCGAAGCGGTGGGAATTTCAAAAATGGCCGTTAGGCTGTATGAGCTGCCCTAGAGAGCAGACCTCTTTAGCAACGGGAAAAAAGATGAGACGTGTATTTCGAATTAAGGCAAGCGACGACGCTATTGAAAAAAAACGGGCCTCCGAGGTCATATACGCAGCATTCATCACGGGTTTAGTCGCAGCAGCGGGAGCGGGACTCACATGGTTTGCCAGCAACGAATCAACTAAGCAGGCTGTAGCTCAGAGCTGTATCCAAAGAATCGACAATCAAGAAATGAAAATTAGAGAAAAAACCGAAGCCTTCCTGGGAAACATTGCAGATCTCATTAGTCGAGGGTCTAACAAGAAGCTCTCATTCGACGATTCGAGACCTGACGCAGAAAAAGTCATTCGCTCGGGATTTGAGTTAATTGCATATGCACCACCGGAAATGGGGCACTCAGCGCTAAAGGTGACAATTGCAGTCCAAGCGATGCTGAATGTAGAGAGCAAGTCAGATGTTGATCTGGTTGCACAGCAGAGCCAAAACGCAATGACCGAGTGGCCGAACCAATTCTTCAAGCTCATGGACGAATTCCGGGACCAGAAGGCTAAATGCCAACAGTGAAGCACTTATAAAAGCGACGCTCGCTCGAAAGCCAGCGGCTCCAGCCCCTTCATCTGCGCCAACGTAAGAGGCGCGAAATTTCGATCAAGCTGCAGCTCCGCAAAACGCTCAACACTCAGTCCACCCTCGCGGAACAGCTTTGCCCGCACCGGCCCGATTGCCACATCCTGAAACGACGCCGGCTGTTGCTGGAGCCAGTGGTAGTAATCGAGGTCAGCACTGACCTGCTTTCCGCCGTCAGCACCTACCGAGGCACGCGTTGCGCCCTTGGCGAACATCGCGCTGAGCTTGGTCAACAGAATGAAGGTGGTGCGGCAGTTAGGGTGGAAAGGCGGTCTTGGGCCGGAATCTACCGGAAACTTGCGTTTGTCCATCGAGCGGCACAACTGGCTGGTCTTGCTATCCAGCGTGGCCACCATCTGGATCTCTTGCACGATGTCCGTGTTGGCCTTCGCGACCTCCATCCGCGCCTGGGACGAAACATGCTGAATCGCGGTATGCACGACCGTGCCGGCATTGCGGTTGGTGGTAGCCAGGATGCCGTCTTTGTACCCTGCCGCCTTGGTGCCGCGAATGTTGCGGATGATCTGGAAGTTCGTCTGCCCTTCGAAGAAGCCTTGCCTGATAGTACCAGTGACACGCTCACGCTCGGCGGCCGTCCAACCCTTGATGAAGGTCTTGAGCAGCTTCCCGCCACCGGTGCCGCGCACGCTAAGCGGGTTCGTCAGCACTGCACTCCGAATTGCCGCAGCTGTAGGAGCCACCACATCAAGCGTAACGCCCACTGGGGCCGACTTGGCCAAGCTTGTCGCTTCGAACTGCGCTTCGTAATTGGCGATGTCGATCAAGTCGAGGTTTAGCTGTGCGCTGTAGCGGTCGAAAATGCCCAGCAGCAGGCTATCCACTTCCTTGAGCAGCGCCTCCAGGCGCTTGACGTTGTACTCGGTCAAATCCGACTGGGTCAGCCGGTCGCGAATGGAACGGTCAATTTCTTTGAGGAAGGGAGCGAACTTGCCCACCTCCCCCGCCTTCAGCTTTTCGAGGAAGACCGCGTGCCGGATCGTGGCATCAAGGATTGCTTGGTTTGCCGCCATTTGGTGTGTCCTCGTCGTCCAGGCCCAGGCCGTCGCCCTGCTCCTGCAATTCGCCGTCGATCTGCAGGTCAGTGCGCTCTGGCGCAATCAGTCCAAGCTTGCGGAGGTACGCCCGAAGATCTGCTTTCGCAAAGCCGCCGTTCTGCCACAAGCCAACCAAGGCGGTGATCATCTGCGGATCAGCCGTCAACTCGACGAACTCCTGATTCACCTGGTAGGCAACCTTCTTGTCAGCGATGCCCATGTAGGCACAGCACCACATGATTGCTCGGGTGTAAGCCTCGCTGACGTTTGCCACGCAGCCTGCCAGAACCGAAGTGGACGCTGATTGGTCACCGCGCGCCTCGGTTGCCGTCTTGGAGGACAGAGACGCAACGACCATGCGGGCGCCAAGCTCGATCATCATTTGGTTCTTGTCGGCCATGGCCTCCTTAACCAGCGTGTTCGGCTGGGGTTGCGCGTAGCCGAACTGGCCACCAGACGGCAGCATCATCGGCGCCCTGGAGCCGACATAGACGCCGTTCTTCTCCATCCAGTCGCGCCATTGCTCGTCCAAGCCAGAGATCCACGGCTGAGCCTGTCCACACCAGAAGACGCTGTCTTCGTAGTCGGCACTGTTCCGGTAATGCCCAAGGTTGATCATGGCAATGTCGTAGAGCGGCGACTCATCAATGCTTGGGTCGTTGTTCTGCGCGCCGACGAAGGTGAATGGGATCTCCTTGAGGCGCCCCGTGACGCCTTCCGGCTTGAACTCTTCGATGACCGCCAGCGGTCCGCCACCTTTCGGACCGGACCTACGCCAGACGCGGCACACAAAACCGTCATCCTCCAGCGCCAGTTCCCGGTACTGCTCAGCCATCTTGTAGCCGAAGCCATCAGGAATTTCCGGAGACTCGCGCAGCACTACCAGCGTCAATACGCTATGGCCGTTCACCATACCGGTACGCCAGTTGATGATGTCCTCGGCGCAGTAGGAAAGGATCACCGAGTGACCGCCGATGCCGTCGTCCTGGTGATAGTCGACGTACAGACCGTGGCGCCCAGCTTCAAGCACCTTCTCCAGCGTGCCTTGGGAGTGCTGGTAAATGCTCACCCCGGAGCCGTTGGCGTTGTCCTGCAGGTATTCAAGCTTCTTCGGCACCGTGAGTGTCGGGTCTTTATGGAAGGCTAGGCCCAGCAGCCCGTTACGGGTGTGCCCGGTGGCGTTCTTGAACACCGCCCGCTCGCGGTACGCCCGGTTCCGATCTTCGTTCTCCGGCGACTTGTCGTGTGCGTTGATGTACGGCAGCCGATCGACAACCCGGTGCTGGCCCGCGCAGACGTCGCGAACGGTGGCCCAGCGGTCCAGCACTGCCGTGTATTCCGCTCGCTTGAAGGAGACGTCGTTGCTCATCGGGCGTATCCCATTTTGATAGCGGTGACCGGTTTGATGATCGGGTACTCGCGGTGGATGAAGTAGCCGCCGGCGTCGTTTGCGTGATCGATGCCGGCAGTCTTGTCTGGCTCCCCGTTCGCCCCCCACACCTGCTGCTCCAGGCCATCGGCGTAGGTTGGGCATGTGAACGGGTTGACCAGGTAGCGGCGCTCGCCCTGCGCATTGCAGAAGACGGCGTTCATTGCGTTGATTCGGTCCTTCACCGGCGGGTTGGCCGCTGGAGCGATGACCGCGAACCCGGCCTGCTTGAGCATGGCCAGATCGGTGATGCTGGCATTCACAGACTTGCGCGAATCGCCCGAGGCATCCGGGTAGATCCTGATTTCGCAGCTCTTCTTGAAGTCGTTGCCGTCGTGCTGCCAGTAGCGCTCTTTGATCCGGCGGATCATGTCAGGCGTGTCGTAGCCGTCGATAAGCTCATCCACTGCCCTGGGCAGCCCCTGGTCACGTTTGACGTGGGTGATGGCCGCCATCTTGCCGACGTTGAAGTCCATGCCGATGAACAGCGGCTCGCCGGGCTGCACAGTATCGAAGCACCCATTGAGCTTGCGGTCGTATGCCGTGTAGATCGTGCCCGACGTCAGGTTGACGAACTGGCCCTTGAGGTACGCCATGATCAGCTGCGGCGGGTACGACTCCATCAGTGAGGCGATGTAGTCGCCTGGCAAGTTCAGCTCGTTGTCGAACGTGCTGGCCTGCACCAGGCCGTACATCTCTTTCAGTGACGGCTTATCACGCAGCTGTTTCACGAACTGCAGGAAGACGAACTTGAAGCCTTCCGGCGTCGTAGTCACGTCCACGCCGTTCTTCAGCCCAGGCAGGTTGTAGCGCATCCGGGCAATGATCTTGCGCCAGGCCTGCTGCGCCTTGACCGCGGTCAGCACGTCCAGCTCATCGACCAGGGCGTGACCGATCTTAAAGCCGACAATGGTCTGCGGCTTCTCCATCGACCGACAGATCACAGTGCCGCGATACTGCCGGCCGCTGTAGATGTGAACCTCGTGGTTCGCCTGGTTGATCTTGGTCTTCAGCCCCCAGTCGTAGGCCACCTCGTCCATGGTCGGATAGAAGATGTCTCGGATCTGCGGGTAAGTTGGTGCGAAGTAGCCAGCGTTAACGCTGGGCCACTCCATGAAGTGCTTGCTGAGTGCCGAACAGCCCACCCAGGTTTTACCTGAGCCGAACCCGGCAACGAACGCACGGAATTTGTGGGGCAGCGTTAGGAACTGAGCCTGCGGAACGTTAAGGCTCGGCATTCGGTTTCCTCGCATCCACCACGTCGACCTGGATGCGGGTCGGGATCACCGGCTCGTCGCCAACCTCTTCCTTCCGTGTCCGGTTGACGTAGATGTCGCCGCATTCTTTGGCAGCCTGCTCCAGTAGCTGGGCAGTCAACGCCATATTCTTCATGCCTTCGGCTTTCTCAGCCATGCGGCTCAGAGCGCGCAGTCGGAAGGCTCGGTTGGCGATCGGGATGTCTTCAGTCTCTTCGCGGAACCGCTTGCGGCTCTCACGGAACATCGTTGCCCACTTCTCGCCCAGCGCCTTGCCGGCTGCCTTTGTTGGGTCGTGTGATTCGCACTGCTGGCGAGTGACAACAACGTTGAATTCTTTTAAGACGGCCTCAACCACCTGGGAAGGTGTGTCAAAGCACGCGAGAGCCTGAACAATAAAGGCTTTCACCTCACTTCGAAGAGCTGCCATTGGCGATCATCCGTCTTAACCTGTCCAAAATCAGGCCGACTTGAGCAGACAGGTTCCGCAGGCCCTCGCAATGTTCAATTTCCCCACCTCAGCAGGACTGTTTGCAGCATCCACCAACGATTGAACGTCAGGGCTTGCACCATAGCGACGGACCACACCGACGAACTCTTCAACGTCGTGGCCCTGCAGCTTGATCTTTGGTGCGCCATCTTGGGTAAATGCTGGTTGACCGTACTTGTCGGTCGCCTGAGCCAGGTGATACAGCTCGTGTTCGATCAGTGCGCAGAACTCAAGGTCGCTGCACTGGGCGCAGTAGTCGGCAGCCAACGTGATGATGAAGGCCGGCACATCGCCGAACCAGTCACGCATCTGCTGCTCCATCCGGGCCTTCTGCCAGCCGCCGGCGCGGAACGCTACCTGCTCGGCCTGACCGAGGACTGTGCGGCCCTGCTTCTCGAAGCTCGACGACGCCCACATGACCCGGATGTCTGCATCCAGTAGGTGAGCATGGTCTTCGTTGTGAATACTGCCGGTGTCGGCAAGGATCTCGGCTTGGAGCCATTCCCAAACCTCTGTGGCTGGAGTCAGGCGAATACCGACGTCGGATAGCTCCGACAGCTCAATCAGTGATGCGGGAGGCATCGGTCTGTTCATTGATCACCTGATCTTTGAAGCGACAGCACATTTAATTCAGACCGGAAAACGGTACGAATACAGCACTCAGGAGTGAATTAGGCGTGGAGGATAGGTAGCTCATTCATTACAGGCGATACGCATGAGCTACACAGAGACAATATCAAAGGCGCTTCTTGTCATCTTGATTGGACTTTACCTAACGGGGCGACTCACACCGAAAACAGTGCTGATATTTGCGCTAGGAGGCGTCACCCTATGGCAAATATTTAAAACCTAACGACAATGCAACCCGGCCCGGGAGGCGCGTTCGATTACCTCCCAGTCGGGTTGCTTCATGATAAATCCTAAGTGACTGTTAGATCATCCTGCATCCGTCAGGACCTTCACGCCTTTTGTTCGTTCTCTTGAGAACTGAAGGAACAAATTCCCTCCTGTGAAATTTCCCTGCCTCGTACCACTCACAAATAACTCTTGGTCTGCCATCAGTGCGGTAGCTATGACTCTCGACTTCGACCACCGACATTGCTGGGCTGCCACTGCTCAATTCAACTACGTCTCCAACTTTGAAATCTGACACCGTAAATCCCCCAAATTATTGACGTAAGAACTTGGGGCTCTGTCGGTTGTTTTCAAGAGGAGTAACTGCCTGCGCCTGCAAAGATTTCGATTGGTCGGCTAACTGCCCACACCACCCAGCAGCACATCAATCAGCTTCTGCTCCCCCGGACGCATCGCGCATAGACATTGAAGGTCATCACACTTGGGGCCAAGGCCGAACACGGTCACCTTTCCTTTGGCTCCGATCAGCGTCAAGGCACCTACAGCGCATTCGGGATACTCACCTGCGTCGAGGTCATCGGCGACCTTGCGCAGGGTCTTGGCGGCATCGCGCCAGCCTTCCCGCTTGAACCCTAGAACCTTGACGGTCATTCGGTCACCATCTGGTGTGTCTGCGCGTGAGCATGGCCGTGAAGCAATCCGACGATCAGGCCTTGGGGTAGCCCAGCTTCCTTGGCAGCATCCACGGCATCTGCAATGGCCTTGTCGAGATAGCTCACAGCGACGTTGATATCCTGGCCCAACGGAAGCGCGTGCCGCAGTCGAGCAACGTTACTCATAAAACACCCTGGCATAAAAAAGCCCCGGCGGTTGCCGAGGCCAACTTGAGAGTTACTTCGTCTACCGCGCGCTTGTATGCCGCTTGGTTCGCACCACCCTCATAGGCAGCGCCGCTGCATAGGCAAAAGCCTCTTCACGCGTGCGGAACGAGCCGAGCCGGTCAGCATTCGTACAGACCCTCCAAGGACCGTGGTTTACGCTTAGGACGTCGTAACCATTGATATGCATCTTGGTCAGGATAGGAACACTCATAGTCACCTCCTTTTCTAGAGACAATCTAGGGCTGTCCTGATAACCATACACTCGCTTTTTGGATCTGTGACTACCGAATGTCGCGCCACGATTTGGCGCATTCGAAAACGTGGCGCGGATTACTGCTTGCGACGCTCGATGCCTTCAGGCGCCTTCGGGCAACCCATGCAATGCTCACAGCTCAGCGTTCGGCAGAGCCATGCTTTGACCGGCTGCCAGTACGTGACCATGAAGATGTGGCGGGCACCAGCCAGGGCTAGGGCGGCATGCAGCGTCAGGCCGGCAGTGGTAGGCCCGAAGAAGATGTTCTGGCTGCGGGCCATAACAACGAACCCGCTGATGGCGATCGTCGAGTAGATCAGCTTCCCAAGGATGCCGTCCCTCACCTTCCCGCTCAGTACACACCAGGTCGCCCACAGCGCGATAAGGCCGCAGGCGATGGAATTGATCAGTTCAAGATTCATGGTGGATTGCCTCCCCCGAACCGCTGGCGAATAAGCGCCCAGAGGTCAGCGGCTTTGATGGCTCGGTTGATTGCTGCCAAGAGAGAGCCGCCGAACGTGCCCAGGAGAAAACCAATCCCGGCGACGATCTTGGGCTCTGTGACATTCAGGTACGCGCTCACCATGCTCGTCAAATACAGCGAGCAGGCAACACCGGTAATCAAGAACACCATCCACGCTCGCCAGTCGGACAAATCGTCCTTGTGCCACCAGCTCGCAACGACAGCCCCAATCAGGCCCGCAATCAGCAATTCGAACCTGTCGATCTTGTCGAGCAGGCGCTGTAGATACTCCATGCGCTCGACTCCGTGGGGCATGATGGAAATAGGTCAGCCCCGGCGGCACTCCCTGCTCAGTGCGAAGGGTGTGGCGGGGCCGAAAACAAAAAAACGTTGATTGATTTCGAGGCCCTGAATATGAAAACGTTAGCCCGCCAACCGGCATACTGCGTTGTGGCATTGGCTCGATTCAGGCAGGTAATTACAAGGATGATGCTATGACGAAAAGAAACATCAAACTTCTATCATTAACCTTATTGGTTTGCGTCGCGACAATCGCAAACGCGGAGTCGCCAGATGCCTCACCCGAGGCCGAAACGCTGTATTTCAAGGCACTCCCTTACCTTGATAAAATTGACGAAATTGATAACGAAATTTTCAATATTCGGGATCAATTACCCAATGAGGAAAAGTTCCCCGAAAAGAAAAAAGAAGAACTCATAAATAAACTACGCACTCTAGTGGCGGAGGCCGTCCCCCTACTCAAGCGCTCAGCCGCTGATGGAAATCCAGCCGCACAATACCGGCTCGCTCGGCTCGCTATAGGCATTGAACCCAGAGAGCAAGCTGTAGGTCAGGTCTGCTCTTTATTGAAATCTAGCCTGACACAAGGGTTCGCCCCAGCAGGTATGCAGATGATCAGCTACTGCTTCGACGATGTAAAAACAGCCGAGTTTCGATCTTTGATTGACGCCTTACCTGAAAATACAACGTCGCAAAGCAAGTACTATCCGCAGCCAATGCTTATGCCTAGCTGCGATAGGGATAGTGATTCCAGGAGAAAAAATGCAATTGCATCTCTCAATGAAAAAGCTATTCGAGCCGAGCTTTACATGAGTCTATCAACTCAAATTTCAGGTCAGAACCTTAAGCAGGAAAAGATCCGCTATCTTCAAAAAGCAGCTAACTATGGATGCAGACGCGCTATAGAGCGCCTAAAACTGATAGATGACGTTCGGGACGTCAATGTTGTTCCGTAGGGCTGCATTACCGGCTTATCAGTGTCCAGGACTTCCCGAGGGCTGTCCTGGCCACAAGTGAAACTCAGGCAAAAAAAACCCGGCGCAGTGGCCGGGCTTCGAAGTGGTCGTGCGCTGGAGGTAAGTTGCGCAGTGTGGGAAAAGTACATCAAATTCCCCACCATAGCAACAACTTTATGCCGCATCCTCTGAGTTTTCCGCGTGTATCACCTGCCACACCGGCTCTTGAGCCTGAATATCCACTTCCTCGATGGCTTTTCGAAGGAAATTCCAGATATCGAGCCAGTCACGATCCCAGTGCTTGGGCTCAATGATGACCCCATACAGCTTCATCATGGCGTCAGACACTCGGGCTGGTCCCCACGGGTCACCGCCGCTCACCTCTACCTTGTAGGACTGCAGGGCGCAGGTGATCAGGCAATGAACCTTAGCTGCCTTGGCGTCGGTGAGAGCACCAAAGTCCGTATCCGACCAAATCAGCTTTTCGGCGTTGAGCATGTGCACGACTGTCATACACGGGTGGTAGAGGTAGTGGCCCAACTGCTGCACCTGGAACGGCAGCGACTCGATTGCCTTCTGTACCTTCCCCATAGTGAGAAGGTGAGCTGCGCGATGTGTGGAGCGGCCAATCGGTGCGCGGCGCGTTTCAGCGATGCTGATCTTCTGGCGCACAGCCATGATGCGCTCTTCCTTGTCCTCGCCCTGGGCAGCAAAGATGATCTCTCGCAGTGCTGCCTTTTCCTTCCTGACTACGGTTGCGGACTTGGCCCGATCAGCCGCGGCAGCACTGATTGAGGCGTTCGATTCGTGCTGCGCATCAGTCCACGCTTGACGTGCGTTTATGAGTTTCATGCTGCCTGCCCCTTCTTCAGTTCTTTGGTCTTTGCCCGATATTTGGCCTTGATGGCCTTAATTTCATCCACGGTGTACTTGCACGGCGCGTGTAGGCCCTCCAGCCAGGCCACCTTCTCGGCGCCGATGCGCTGAACCAGGCGAATGCGGTACTCCACGGCATTGCCGGAAAGGTTGCGATTGCACTTCACACACTGGCGGTGGATGTTCAGCGGCTCGAAGCGCAGCTCCGGGCAGGCGCCGACGGATCGGTAGTGCCCGGCATCCCACCGGCTGCCGGTCATGAGGTCGTTGTCGTTCGGCGTCGAGTCACAGCTGATGCACGGCAGGTGCGCGTCACGCAGGCGCACGTACTCGTTCACCGCGGCCTGGGCTTCGCGCAGGTGATCCGCCCGAGTCTTCAGCGTCTCCTTGCGCACCTTGATCTCGCGGCGCCCCAATTCTGCCAATGCTTTTCCAGCAATAGCTCGTCCCTTCTCGGACTTGCCGTGAGCGATGGCGCACTCAATTTCCCCACACACAGCTTGCGTGGCGCGGGCCGGAGTGAACATCACCCGACAGGAAGGGCAACGTTTACGCCGCGGTGGACCGGATTGAAGTGGGGTTTTGCGCTGTAGTGGGGTGCGCTTCATGCGGCCTCCTTGAATGCTTCGAACTCGGCCATTTCGGTCAGTCGCTCTTCCGTGAGCGTTGGCCAGTCATGGAGCACCAGGTACGCGCAGCACTGGCGCCAGAAGTCTTGGAATGTCTCCTCCCCCATTGAGTCGTAGGAAAGGCTGCGGGGTGTCTTGCGGGTGAGCTGGCCCAGGCCCGGGATGTCGAACAGTTCCTCATCGCAGTACACGCCCGACTCCAGCTGCAGGGCCTTGATAGCGTCGTGGGAATGCTTGCCAGAGAACCGGTCGATGTTCTGGCTCAGCACCCGGCCCAGGCCGTGGACCAAGCCGTTGAACCGTGGGTTGCGTGGCTGCTTGAGGTCGGCGCGGATCTTCGTGTTGATCCGGAAATCCCGCTCGCGAAGGATCGACCGGTCTGCGTCGGAGGACGGCACGAACGCTGCCACCTCCTTGCCGGTGGCAGGATCTACCAGGCGGCGCAGCACCAAGTACACGGGCATTGGGCGGGGCTTGGCTGGCTTTGTCATGGCTTCACCCTCACTCCTGCAGCCGTCACCCAGCGGCGAACGTAAAGCTCGCAGCCACTCGTTAAGCAGACACCGTTGGCAAACCCGGTGTGTGTTTTCGGCATGCCACAGCCGCAGTTGCATTTCGGCTTACGGCCTGGGCGCTTGGGCCGCAACTCCATGTACCGGATGTGTTCAGCCAAACCGCCGACTTGACCCCACCCGGAAGTGCCGCCACGCATTGCGGCAGATCGAGCCGCCGGCGAGAGTTTATTCAAGTCAGTCATGACTGCTCTCCCTTGCCCATGGCGGTGTCGAGCAGCGCGTCTAGGTCTTCACCGGTCATCCCGGTTGCATGGGGGCCAATCCATTCCACGACCTCGATGTATCCGCTACGGGACTGACGCAGCCATTCATACCGCCCTGAACTTTTGCGCAGCGCCTCGTTTTCGGCCAGCAGCTCCAGCGCCACCTCGCCCACAGTTTTCTCCCCCAGGAACTCATCCAGCGCCTCGGTGTTGCGCTTCCAGTCGGCGCAGTCAGCCCGGTATGACGCGGCTTCGGCCCAGAGCAGTTTCTGAAGTTTTTGTTTGTCGATGGTCATGCTCGTTGCTCCGCGGTCTTCTTGCCGAACTTGGCCAGCAGCAGCTCGCGGGCGGACTTACCGTCTACCGGGATGCCTTGCTGAAGGATTCGCGCCTGCGTCTGCTGGTCGGCCAGTTCGTTGGCCAGCTCGAATTCAGTCTTCTGACTGTCGTGGCCGATACCGGTGGCGATCCGGCCGTCGAGCTGCTGGCCGGCCTGGGCGCGGCGAAGGATGATTTCGTAGTTGCGGTCGAACCTGGCGCGCAGGCCCTTGTCTTCTTGGCGGGCACCGCGCAGATCGAAAAGACCGGTAGCCTCGGCGGCCAGCCTCACCGCTTCATGGCTGTACGTGGTCATCAGCGCCTCGATCCAGGCGTCACCAACAGCCGGCATGCCGAAGTCTTCTGGCCCGGGTGCGCACATGGCGATGAACTCACCAACGCTCGGGGCGAACGGCTTCTTGAGCTTGCGGCACTTCTGGATACCGAACTCGATCTGCTCCAGGGTGCGGATGCCCGCGTCGGCAAACTCCTTGATCCACTCGGCCTTTGCAGCGTCCAGTGCTTCGGTGGACGGCCACGCCTGGCGCCATGCAGGGAATATCCCGCGTAGCCGGCGGAACAAGTCGTTAACCACCTCGACCGTCTGCGGCGTGATGTCGAGCGGCCGGACATGGCTTTCAGCGGGCACGTTGCCCATGGTCGCCATCAGTTGGTTGACCGGCTTCATGGGCGAGCCACAAGGCCGTCAGCCCACGCGTTGCTGTTGAAGTCTGGTTCGCCAGACTGAGGGCGCGGCGTGAACTGGTGTACGTTGCTACCGGCCGGCGATGGATCAGGCACTTCGTCTTCCCAGCGCTTGCCGTTGATCCAGGTCGACGGGTGCGGGATGAACCGGCCGTCGTCCTTGATCCAGTCTGTCGTGAGGCACTGCGCGCCCAGGGCCTGAACCAATGAATCGAAAAGCTCGTTGGTCAGCTTAAGCTTGTCCCACGCTTTGCGCGCAGCCTCCTTGCCCACCTTGCGCGGGTACAGGGCCCAGAACTGCGCGAACGACTCAGCGTGATCTACCTCATCATCGCCATAAGGCTTTTGTTCTTTATCTTCTCTTCTCTTCTCTTCTCTGGTCCGCAATTTGTCCGCATCACTAGCGGACACGTTGCGGACATTCTTTGCCTTTCTGTCGTTTCGCTTGCGCTCGTTATCGTTGGCGCGGCGCTTGGCGCTGGCCCCGTTATGCTCCTCAAAGCGAGGCATTACGAGGCTTCCGTCGTCTTCGATGCCCGCCCATTCCACGTCAATCATGGCCTGGGTAAAGCCTGGCCACCCCACCACAGCATCCATTGCGTCCACGGTGTAACCGACCAACACCCCATCATCACAATGGGTGTCGAAGATGCTCCAAGCGATGTGCAGTCCGCCAATGATCCGCAACCTGTCCGCTTTCAATGCGGACACCATGCGGAATACTTTCGGATGCGTCTGAAGGTCGATTCGCATTTTGATCCAGTCCCCGGCCATTACGCGGCCCTCTGTGCTTTGTCGTGGGTGAACAGGCCGTCCCAGGTCTTCTTCATGGGTAGTTCGCCGGCCAGGTAGAGGTCGTACAGGCGCGCGGCACCCTTCTTCAGCAGGATTGGCGTGTAGGAGATGAAGGGGTCTTTGCCGTGAGGGGTGACCTCAACCTGGTGTTCGGTCATGTACTTGTCGCGGGCGTACGAGCCAACACGGTGGCGGGTGCCGGACTTGCTCTCGTTGTAGAGCCAGCTGCGCTCTTCCAGGTAATTCCCCACCTGCATCACGTTGACCCCATTGAGGCCCTTGCAGAACTGGGTGTGGGTCATGCCTTCCTTGAACAGGTTTTCCAAGGAGTTGATCTTGGTGGCTTGTTGGCGATTCTCGACGCGCAGAACCGCCGTCTGCTCGATCTGATCGGCGTAGAGCCTCAAAGCCTCTGCGTAGGACGGCATTGCAACAGACTTGACGGCCTGAGCATCCTCCAACTCATGAAGTCGGCGGATGACCTTGTGGCGAAGCGGAATGCTATAGCCAGTCACCAGGGTTTCTGTAAGTTCGCGATCCAGATGAAAACAAGGCATTGAGCGCCCGGAGCCGTCCATATAGGTGCCCCCAAATTTGGGGTCAGTGATTTTCAGCTCTGAGAGCATGTTGCGGATGTCACGCATGACGTGGTCATGACGCTTGCCCGTCAAATCTGCAATCTCACGGGACGACATCGTTGTGCGCGCCACGTTTTGTGATTGCGAAAAACGTGGCGCGAGATTGTTGGGGCTATTGATCGATTCGGTGTGTTGGTGCATGATTCGCTCCACAAGTTGTGTTGCTGTTGAAAAAGCCGGGATTGCGCCCCGGCTTTTTTGTGTCTGAAATTCAGGCTGCCTTCACGGACTGCTTGAACACTTCCAGGCTGACGATTACTTCCTCAGCCTCCTTGAGCAGTTCGGACTTCTCGCGAGTGCAAACCCGGCCATCGGCCTGGGCATCGAAGGCAAGGCGGGTCACATCGGCCAGGTCGGCGTGCAGGCGCAGCAGCGCGGTGTTGAGGTTGATGCCCTCGGGCTTTTCCTTCGGCACCAGGTCGAAACCAAACGCCTCTGCCCACGCCTTCAGCGGCCTGAAGTCCTGAGTGAACTTCATAATCCGGTGCAGTTCCTGGACGTTCAGCTTGTGGCTGTCGTAGTCCGGGTTCGCTTTCTGGGAAAGCAGCGTCTTCGAAGAGAAGCTGGCACCCTCTGCAATCCGCCCTGCCCCGTGTTCGTCCACCACGTCATAGATCGCCTTCATCAATTCCTGCATGTAACACCTCGAAATTCTTTACGTGGCGCCCTGCAGGTGCAGAGGCGATCATTTGCTCAATGGAACGGCAGTCAGGGATGTCAGGCGGCTGTCTTCTTCGGATGGGCCTCGGAAAGAAGCCAAGAAGGCTCGAATGGCTTGCCATTCGCAGAAGCCAGCGCGGCGATTCTTTCTGCGTACCGTGTCTCTCCGGTGTATTCGGTGCGGGGCAGGCAGTCGGCGGTAAGCCACTTGTAAACGGCCCGAGGCGTCTTGCCGCATGCCAGGGCAACCACCGGAACACCGCCGGCATCATCAATTGATTTCTTAAGCGGGCTCATGTGGCCTCCAAGCGAAATATGAACTTGCAGTACATATTATGTCGGAACTGAAAGTACATGCAAGGCCATGCGATATTGAACCTATGGTTCAAATCGAAGAAATACGCGCTGCGTTTGCCTCCCGCCTCAAAAAAGCCGTTGCCGCAAAAGGCTTCGACCAATGGGGTGCGGGCGCTCGGCTGTCTGAAATAGCAAAAGTCACACCGAAGGCAGCGAGCAAATGGCTGAACGGTGAGTCCATTCCCGGTCCCGCCAAAATGCAGGCTATCGCCGAGGCGCTCGATGTGAAAATTGAGTGGCTACAGCATGGGTCTGGTAATGAGCCTGGCCATTCCAGCCTAGGTAAATCCACGACCCCGACGAGCGTAGACGCCCCTTCTGCGGCCGATCTAGTGCGCGACATGCTTGAAAAGCACGGAAAAGGGCTGCCAAAAGAGGTCCGCCAGCGCATTGCGACCGCAGCAAACGAGCCCGCGAGCAACGTCATAACCGTCGACTTCTCTCGCCCAGGCCAGGTTGGCGATGAGGTTTGGATTGCGCACTACGACGTGCGCGCAGCGATGGGTGGAGGGCAGATCCCGCACGAATACCCGGAAATGCTCCAGGACATCAGGGTAAGCCCAAAGCACCTGCGTGACCTCGGCGTCACGTTCAAAGAGCACTTCCACCTAAAGATGATCACTGGGTGGGGTCAGTCGATGGCCCCAACCATCAAGGATCGCGACCCGCTACTGGTCGACATCACTATCCGGGAGTTCACGGGTGATGGCATTTACCTCTTCTCCCACGATGAGATGCTGTACGTGAAGCGCCTGCAAAAGAAAGGCAAGGATCGCTTCAAGATGATTTCGGACAACAAGCACCACGATCCCGAAGACATCCGGGTGGACGACACCCACATCCTGGCCCGGGTGCTCTACGTGTGGAACGGACAACCGGTATAACGCCATGGCTCTGACCAAACCCAACCAGCATCTACGTCGCGACCTCAAGGCGATCGCATTCAACCTAGAACAGTCCTGTGTCGACCTGGGCAAACTGGCGAAAAAGCTCAGCGATGCCGACGCCATTGCCCTGATGGGTCTTGTGGGTACGCTTTATGAGGAAGCCGACAGGCTGGTGGGATATGCGGATGAGGTAAAGGCGGGGCAAATAATCCGGAGCAAGCCCGAGTAGGCGCATGGTCTTACGCGGCAACCTAAATCAAACTAATGCGAGCTGAGTAGCGCTCGTGTGCACAAGGGAATGTGAAATGAATGCCTTACGGCTCGCGACACTGATAGTCGCGCCGCTATTTATCTCCGGCTGCTACAGCACGCCTAAAGAAAAAACTGAGTACGAAAAACAGATCGACGCAGTACCGATGCCTGTGACAGAAGCTGAGCGTCTGGAGCAATGTCGTACCTTCAAGCTTGCCGCAGATCGCCAGCAGGCTGAGGACTTTTTGCAATACGCACAGCGTTCCAAGCTGGGCGCCTCGGATCCTGAATATACCGAAACTCAAGCTCTTAGAAATCGCCTCAGAGCCATGAAGTGTCCTGGGTATGGCCGGTTTTCCTGATGTTACTGCCCGGAGTGAGCCCATGACTGCATGACAAGAGCAGAGCTTTTGGAGCAAGGTTGGAGTCATTGCTTGGCTGGCTTTACTGATGCTGATTCCTGGAGCTTCTGACGCGGCCGGGCTGAGCGGAAGCTCATCCAACCGCAAGCGAGTCTTCAGCGCTGGCTTCATTGTGCTCTGTGCCTTCGTGGCTGTGGTTGAGCTGATAGCGCTGAACCACTTCAACTGCTACGCACCGCCTTATAGATAACGGAATGGAATCCACCGCCAATGCAAAAGCCTGATTTCCCCGCCCTGCTAGCACCTGGCATGCATGCAAAAACCCTGCAAGAAATTTACGACCTTGCTGTTGCACCTTTCCCGGATGATGCGCGGAGAATAGATCTATTTCGGAAGCTGTCCGTTTGGAGTGAGGCTCTTGTGGCGGCAGGCGTAACGGGGACGATTTGGATTGATGGGTCTTTTCTCACCGCCAAGCCAAATCCTGGCGACATCGACTGCGTGATTTGGAGTCCTAACTGGCGCGACCCGGCAGCGGCGTCAGCCGACGCACAGCAGCAAGTGGCGCGGTTGCTCGACCACGCGACTGCCGAGGCGATTTATGACCTAGACTTGTATCTCGAAACACCTGCTGCTGATCAGGTTTTCCATCGGGAAGCTTACTGGAGAGGTATCCTAGGGTCTTGTCATGATCGAGTAACGGCGAAGGGATTCGCGGAGGTCACTATATGAGCAGCAGCTTCCTTCGCGAGCACGCCGCTTCTTTGAAAGAATTTGCGGAAGATACTAAAGCTCGAGCAAAAAACAACCCGGATGATTTTTTCCTGCAATTAGCAGCAAAAAACCAAGAAGATACTGCGCGCTCCATTGTGAGCAAGGTTGCGCTTAGTGAGTCCGATGAACTTGGCGAGCTCGTTGACGTTCGCCTGATAGGTCCTCAAGCCAATGGCAGCATCCCGCTCGATAGCTTTCTAAATACCATTGGGCCGCTTTCCAAAGCCTGGAAACTTGCCGCGCACCGCCTTCGCTACGGCAATGACGCTGTCCGTGGAGTGGCAAGTGACGTGCTAAATGCGCTCAACTTCAAACTTGCAGGGCTCGCCCACGGTTCTACTCATGTTTACATCACTGGTAACGCCGCCCCTGATTTGACTGGTGATAGCCTGCTACAGGCAACGCTTACGCAGACATTCAGGCTGCTGAACTCCAATCAGGAAGACTTTTACGACGCTGTAGATGCGGTTGGTGGAAAATCTGCTCACCAGCTCAGTGAATTTATGAAAGGTCTGGGTAGCGCTGGTCTTGCCGTGCAGTTTTCTTGGCGGTCCGCCACCGGGATGCAGACTTGGGATGGCCGCCCAGACGAAATAACAAGAGTCCGGGCGCTTCTGGATACTATCAATGAACCAGAAAAGTATCAGGAAACCATTCAGGGCAACGTTGCAGGAATAACTGACACCGGCAGGCTAGCTATACGCACAGTAGAAGGGAAGGTTCTTGTGCGCTTCCCTCTAAAGCTGACTGAGCAGGTTCAAAAGCTGAAAATTGCCTCTCGTGCTGTCGTTCACGTTGAGACATCGAAATACTGGGACTCGGTCGAAAAGAAGGATATTTTCAAGCGCCACCTTCTATCGGTTGAATAGCGGCAACCACCAAAAGCCCGGCCCAGCGTCGGGCTTCTTGTTTCTGGCGAGCCACTACCCTGCTATGGTGGCGCCCTCTGGTCGCAATGGAAGCAATGAAACATGGAGTCATGGAAGACACTTGCGATAGCCCTATTGGCATCGGTCAGCACGCAAGCCGTATCAGGTGATGGCGCCAACCCTATCGCTGCCGCGATATTTCTTACAATTTCCGCGCCAACCATTTTAATTGGGGCGACCACATCCCTCACGACCGAGCCGCCGAAGGTTTTCAAGTCAGCCAAGACCGACGCACTGACGTTCATCGGTTCGGACGGAGAGATTCGCGGCGCCCAGTTTGAGCAAGCATCTCGACACTATCGATTGGGCTATAGGTCGCCCCTGATGTCCGATATGCAACTCGCCAAGGCAATCGTGACGTCCTACTGAGCACAACATTTCACATCCCTTTCACAGTCGGGCGCTTATGGTTACCCCAGCTCCTAGAGAACATCCCTTTAAGCCCGCTACTCCCCATCGCGGGCTTTTCTTTGTCTGCGATTTGCTCGCGCTCCCAAGCAGCCGTCGACTACTCTTCCAGCATCAATGACTGGAGCCAAAGCTATGCCCCATCCCGAATATTCACTCCCAGACACCCTTGAGCGAATCTATGAGAACCAACTCGCCCTGGAGGCTGCACTCATGGAATTTACGCTGCTCGTCGAAGGACAAGGCAATGCTGAGGTCGGTGGCAACGTACGTGGCGCTTTGGAGACGATCGGCGAGAATGCCGGGCACATCAAACAGGGCTTGGCTAGGTTGAAAGCCCAGGGGCCGGATTGACCGCCCGCCCCTCCAATGGTGACTGTAGGCCACTAATGGTAAGGTGCTTGCTCAATGAGGGAGGGATACCATGCGCTACCGCGCACCAATTGCAGCAGTTGCCTTACTAGTCTCGGTCTCGGCAAGTGCTGGCGTATTTAAGGACGAAACTGATAGGTTCACCGGCAATAGAGCGGTGACTTGGGATTCTTTGCCTGCGCAAGCCAATGACTTTTCATTGTCTACGGTCGCCCTGTATTTTAAAGGCTCGCTAGGACCTGGGTATTACAAGGTTCAGCTAATGACATGGGGAGACAGCGCAGAATTCCGGGAATGCCATCACACCAACTGGCTGGTCGATGGCGTGCGTGATCCCTATCTATAATACGAGTACTCAGCGACGAGCGCTGGCTCTGCAACGATTGAGCGCTTCGATAAGCAGGTGGACCGGGCAAACCTTCAGCGGCTAGCTTCGGCCAAGCTCATAGAGTTTCAAGTCTGCGGTACTGAGGGGAAGATTTCCCAAAGCGATATGAACGGCATGCGCCAGGTCCTCGACGCAACAAAGTAAAATCCGATGCTCCTTGGGAAAGGCCGCACAGCGCGGGCTTTTTCATACCTGTAAGAACGGCGCTGCCTCTTCTTCTGGCTCAAACTCGACCGCTACCCTCCCCGCCGCCTCGACTTCCTGCTGCTCCCACCTCACCGTCACGCTGCCATCGTCATTGAGTGTCAGCTCAAGCTCGTCGGTGTCGACGATCGCGCTCAGCACCTGCTCCCACTCCCGATCCCCGTCCGTGTCCAGGCGATGAATCGTCACCCAGCGCTGCGCTTGCGCTACCGGGTGATTGATCATCGATGAGACGCGCAGCGCAAGGCGCTCCATGCCACTCATTTCCTGCCGTGCTGCCGGTGCCGCCTGCTTCTTCGTCATGAAATCCCCTCCCGATTAAATACTGTATATGCATACAGTTATGGCGAGAGCATAGCGAACCGATGGTTCAGCGTAAATCCCATTTCATCATCTGATTGCCACCTTCCAAAAGTGAACCAAACAAATATGTACTTTTGGTACTTGACTGATTGTGAACCGGTAGTTCATATTTAACCCATCGCAGCGACACACAACCACTGCGAAGGGCCTCCGCCCGCCGCTCTTTGGTTACACCCCTTGCCGGATCAATACCGGCCCAGATTCAAAGGCAGCGATGAACCGGCCTAAACGGTTCAGAGGGTTGGCAACTGACCCGGGCGTGCAGCGTAAAGCGCCAAGAACAGTTATCCAGCGGGAGAACAAGCCGAAAGGCCCGCGGCTGGAAGAACATTTGATTCAAGCCGGTGACCGACGCCAGTAGCGGGTCACGGCGGAAAGCATCACTGAAGCCCGTTCAACGAGCGGGCTTTGGGATGACAACCGGGAGTAAGTGAAATGCCGAAGTACATGCTCGACTACATCCGGCTTTGCCGGGAATGCAGCCTGGATCTGCGCACGATCGGCAACATGATCAGCATCGTGATTCCAACTCTGCAGCGTGAGGCAGCCGGACTTCGCAGCGCGGTGAGCGAATTTGCCGGGGAATTCCCTGAGCTTGAGCAAGACGCCGAACTGCTGGAATCGGCCATACGCGCCGGGCTCCGGCGTTGCATGCCGCAGCCACAGCAGCAAGAGCTGTTCGCAGCATGAAGGGCCTTTTCACTGATGCACCTGATTACTCGGGTGCATTGGGAAAACAACCGGAGGAAGTGAGATGGCCTACTACAAGACAAGCGATGCCGGTGTTCTGGCGGCTTGGAAGGCGTACAGAGAAAGCGCGGATCGCTTGCAGGTGCTGGGCGAAGAGTTTGCCAAGCGCTTTGTAGGCGCCACCGCGCTGTTCCAGACCAGCATGCACAGCGGTCGTAACTTCTACGGCCTGAAGTTCAGCCCAGCAATGCCGCAGCCGCTTTGGACGAAGCCAGACCCAAAGGCTGATAGCTCGCAGTTCCCTCGTTCAAGTCTGCCGCCGGGCACCAAGGGCGAAGAGCGCAAAGCGTTGAAGCTTGAACTGGAAAAGCTTCAAGAGGAATTCAAGGCGCACAAGCCAAAGGATAAAGCTGACCTGCAGCCGTTTCTGGATGCCATGGGGCTTGGCGGTGGATCGCTGTTCTTCTCCAGTTACAAGCATGTGGTAACGCCTGACTGCATCTACGTCAGCACATCGGCAAAACCGAATGGTGTGATGACCGAAATCCTTGGCAGCGAGTATGAAGCTGCTGAAGCCGCGAGTAACTGAACAACCAACGCCATGACAGCCGGGAAAGACCGGCACCTCCCTTCCCCACCTCTATTACGTCAGCACTCCTCCCCCGCGCCCATCGGCAACCAGCGGGAGGCATGAGTGTTGACGAATACAGGTGAACCAACGAATGGAGTTGACCATGAGTCAAAGTCAGCACGCTTACTGCGATGTAGCGCTCGCAATGAATCAGCGCCGCAATATGGCCTTGGCGCTTTGCCTTGGCTTGGTCGGCTCCAGTGCACCGAAGACTTCGCCAATGTTTCGGGTGATCCCGGCCGGCAATGAGTTCTTCCACGTCGTCGACTCGTCCAGCGGCAAGGTGAAGGGGTTTCGCCGCAACCACAACGAAGCCTGCGCCCTCGCCCGGAGCCTGGAGACTCGCCATGCCAACCAGCTACGCGGATAGCGCCCAGGCCAGGGAATCCGACAGACGCTGGGACTTACCTAATTTCGGAAAGACGCAGCACGTCGAGCTGTTCCACGAATACACGGCAGACGACCTGACAGAGCGCGAGGCACGGCTACTCAAGGAGCGGGCCAGCCTCAAACTGCGCATCGGTCTGGCCATGACTCAGATGGAACTGATCTGTCCGTCCATCGAGGTGAAGCATGGATCTTAACCAGCGAAACCACCAGACAGCCGTTAGCTGGATCGAAGGCGAGATCGAAAACATGATTCTCGACTTGGGCAAGCCAAACGCCAGCGCTGCGGCCACATCGTGCGTAACCCTTGCTTTCATGCTGAGGGTTATAGACGACAACGAACATCGGTACTTCCGCGCTCGCATCGACAAGATTTACGCCGACTACAACGCCTCTATCGCTTCCGCCGCTTAACGGCGCCACCCCACCACAACACTTTCAATGCTGCGCCAGGCGCGGCGAGGGATCGTCATGTCCACAAATCCTAAAAAAGCTCACGCACGAGAATCGCTTGAAATGGGCGAAGCCGAAGATACGAAAAAGGCTGTAGTCCCTGCGGAGGCGGTTACCGACATCGCTGAATATCGGCCGCACGAAGAAGAAATCGTTCGCTTGGAAACAACCTACGCGAAGCTGGTCGTTGACTGCTCGACGAGCGAAGGCTTGGCGAGCGCGAAGGAAGTTCGCGTCGACATCCGCGATGTGCGCTACGCCCTGGACAAGACCACCAAAACCGCGTTGGTGCCTTATCAGCAAAAGGTCAAAGAAGCTCAGGCTCGCGTCAATCAAGTCAAGGAATTCGGTGAAACGCTCAAGAGTCGTGTGCTGGCAATTGAAGAGCCTGTCGATGAAGCGATCAAGGCAGAAGAAAAGCGTATTGCTGATGCCAAGGCCGAGCGCGAGCGTGTCGAGGCTGAGCGTGTCGAAGCCATCCGGGCGAAGATTACCCGCTTCAGCTCTGTCGCTGCCGCATACGCAAGCCGCAGCGCTGCCGACGTCGCCGGAATTCTTAAAGGCGTTAAGGAGTCGGTGATCCTGCCCGAAGAATATGGCGAATTTGAAGCCGAAGGCACCATCGCTCGCGACAACGCCATTGAGCAATTGGAAGCGCTACACAAGGCTGCCATTGATCGAGAGGAAGCTGCTGCCAAGCTGTTGGCACAGCAGAAAGAGCTGGACGAGCTGCGCGAGAAGCAACGCATCGCCGACGCTGAGGCTGAAGAACTGCGTAAGCAGAGGGCCGAGGAAGATCGTCTGCGCTTGAAAAAGCAGCAGGACGAGTTGGACCAGCAACGCCGCGACATGGAAGCACAACAACGCCAGCAGCGTGAACAGCAGGAAGAGCAACAGCGCCAGCAGCGAGAGCGTGACGCGCAGTATCAACGTGACCAGGAAGAGCTGGCCCGTCTGCGCGCCCAAGCTGCCGCGCCGACCCCGGTCATTGCTACGGCTCCCGCCTCAATCGAACCGAAGGCCGAAGTCGCACCAGTCAGCTCACAGGCGACCAGCGCTGAACAGGACGATTTGACTACGACCGCGCCGGCAGTTGACGACATTGTCGAGGTTGTAGCGCTGGGCTTTGACGTCGACCTCGAAACTTCTCGCGCCTGGCTTCGTGCCATCCGCTTCTAACCACCCTTTCCATCTCACAGCCAGCAAATCTCATGCTGGCTACGGAGGGCGCTATGACAGATACAGATACTCAAGCACAGACAGGCCTCGCTACGTACCACGATCCATCGCACAACGCGGCAGCGCTCATCCTTGACCCCGGCACCATGAGGTCGATGACTGATCTTGCGACCATGATGGCTGATGGAAAAACGACGGTTCCTGAGCATCTTCGGGGTAACAGGGCCGACTGTATGGCAATCGTCTTGCAGGCAATGCAGTGGCAGATGAACCCATTCGCAGTAGCCCAGAAAACGTTCATCGTGAAGGGTGGCGCACTGAGTTACGAAGCCCAATTGGTCAACGCCGTAATCACATCCAAGGCTCCAACCATCGACCGATTGCACTATGAATGGTTTGGTCCCTGGGAAAACATTGTTGGCAAATTCCTCGTTAAGAAAAACTCGGAAAACAAGGAATACCGCGTGCCTGGCTGGGGCCTGCTCGACGAGGTGGGGCTGGGAGTCCGAGTTTGGGCAACCTTCCGTGGGGAGGATGAACCGCGAGTGCTTGAGACGCTCATGGCGCAAGCTCGAACTCGAAACTCCACCCTATGGGCTGACGATCCAAAGCAGCAGATTGCGTACCTCGCAACAAAGAAATGGGCTCGCCTATTTTGCCCTGACGTAATTCTGGGCGTTTACACGCCTGACGAGTTTGAAGGCTCATACGGGAACGAGATTGACATCACACCCGCCGAGCAGACCGCGAACATCGCTGCGGCTGCTGGCGTGTCATTCGGACCGAAATCCCCCTCACCAGAAATCGACGGAGTATTCGCGGACCTGCTGGCCGTTGCGAAGCGCCAAGATATCGAAGTCTACGCGGCAGCCTGGGCGGGCCTCAAGCCGAAGCAGCGTGCAGCAATCGGCCTGGAATGCCATGAAGCACTCAAGAGCATGGCTGCGACAGTCGACGCAGACTTCACCGACATGACCAGCGCCAACGGCGCCCAACCCCACACTGAGGAGGCCGCGCAGTGAGAACTGAGCTTCAGGGCACTGAGAAGTGGCATGCGGACCGATCCGGCCGCGTCACAGCCAGCCGCTTCAAAGATGTGATGGCCTGGGGGAAACCTGACAAAAACGGCAAGCGCGAGCCAATGGGGGCGCGCACCTCATACATGCGCGAACTGTGCTTCGAGCGACTGGCAAAGAAGTCCAAACATAACGTCAGCAGCGCTTCCCTAAAATGGGGGCACGCTGAAGAACAAAAGGCCCAGGACGCCTACGAAATGCTGACCGGCAACATCGTCCTCGCCTCCGAATTCATCGTTCACCCCAAGTACGACTGGCTCGGCTGCTCGCCGGACGGCCTGATAAATGATGATGGGGGCACCGAATCGAAGTGCCCATTTAACGAAGCGATACATATCAGGACTTGGCTGGAAGGAATGCCCGAAGAACACATGCCGCAGGTCCAGGGCTGCATGTTCGTCACCGGCCGCAAGTGGTGGGACTTTATTTCGTTCGACTCACGTCAGGATGAGGATTGTCAGCTCTACATCGAGACGATTTATCGCGACGAAGCCTACATCGCCAACCTGCACAAAGAGCTGGTCCAGTTCAACCTGGAGCTGAATCGTATGGTTGACGAGGTAGCGGACAAAGCTCGGGCGCAAGCCCATCGTTTAGGAGCCTAATCATGATCAGCAACCACCTCAGCCTGGTCGAAGCGCTGCGCCCGGCCTCGGATGAACTGGCCGCCCAGGTTGAGCAGTACCTGGCAGCCGGCGGCAAGATCGAAGTGGCCGAGCCAATCGGCTACAAGCCAAAGCCCATCACCTACAGCAACCAGATGCCTCCAGCGCCCAGGCCATTTGTTCGACGCCGGGTTGAAGCAGAATCCCTACCCCTCGACGAGGAGGACATCCGCACGCAGGCGCGGCTCAAGCTGGTTGAGCAGATACGTCAGCTTGGCGTCACGCACACCCAGACCGAAGTTGCGGCCGCCCTTGGTGTCAGTCGGCGACTCATCTACAACCACGCCGCTAGGTATGACATCACCTTCAAGACGCCAACCCGAGGCGGCGCAAGAAACTTGGTGCGCAAGGAAATTGATGAGGCTCGGGACGCAAAGTTCGCAGAACGGATCAAGGCATTCAAAGAGCTGGGGATAACCCGCCGCCAGTGTTGCGGGAAGCTGGCTATCGGCTCCAAAGCTTTTGACCGAATTATTGCCGCCCACGGAATCGACTATCCAAAGTCTCGCGCTGGCGGTAAACGATGCGCCGCATAGCCCGCACCCAGCAAAGCAAACGTCAAACCTGGCTCGCACTGCCGGCCAGCGGAATAGAAGAGGTAGGCCATGGCCAGGACTGTGCAAGAACGATCAGCCAAGGCTGCGCAGAAGCGCCTGGCGGTCGCCGAGAAGGAGTTGCGGCACAAAGTCAGGCCGGGTATCGAGCAGGCCATGGAGCGTATCCGGCTGCGCGGGCAGGTGCCGATCATCAGCGAGGTTCTGCAGATCGCCATTATGAAGATGGACTTGATGGCCGACGACGAACTCGCAGCATTCTTGCGTTATCCGCGCCACGAAATTGTAATTAGTGAAAATGTGGCGCGAGCCTTTCATAGCGAAAGTCTGCGAGAGCTGCGCAACGACGCGGGCGACGAATATTTTTCGCCAGTCTGAGCTCGTCAGCCGGACCATTTCTTTTTTTGAACCCCGTCTTACCGCGGCAGTCATGATTTTTTAGAGGGCTAAAGCCCCGCTTGGCATAAAGCCTCAAAACCTTGTGTCTGGAGTCAATGATGACCAGTGACAGTTTCGACTTGCCAGTCGCAGCGCTACGTCCTGCAGAAAAAATTCTCAGAGAGATAGAGACTGCTGGATCAATGATACTGGCTGTTAAATACGGTGCGAAAGCTCATGGCTTTGTGATCGGCCTGACATGCGTAGGCTCAATCACGGAAGAGCAAGGTGAGGTACTTATCCTCCAGTTTGACAGGGCAACCGAGCGCAAGCTTAGGGAGTTGTCGATATAGCTCACGCATCCGCTCCAGAAGACCCGGTATCGCTAAACGGGTGCGATGGCATGAACGACACCTTTTGTACTTACTGAAAAGGCGTCGCAAATCATCAGAGCCGCGGGCCTGAGGTCGCTTGCCGACGACCCGCCAGAGCCTGACGACGAAATCGAAACACCAGCATAACCTACCCTACTCGCTGCATCCGGTAACGGGAGATGGACAGCTATTCACTGTGAATTTCTTCTGATGTAGGTCTGGGTGCTCCCGTCGCGGCAGCCAAATCGCAGGCTTTTACCGCGACAATCAGGTGATCTTGAATCTCAGAGAGCATCGCAATCCATCTCTTGCGATGAATTTCACGCCCCTCGACAATGCTCCAAGAGTGATGCGAAAGCATCGCGTTAGCGTCACTAGAAAACGTCTGAACCAGACCTAACGCCCTTGCTGCTCGTTTTGCTGCGTGATTGTCCAAATGAAGTAGAGGATACAGGTCGTCTATGGAAATGGCCTTGGCCATCACGTCAAGTTCCTGAATACCACGCAAAACGCTTAGGTACTGATCAGGAGGGTCTTCATTATTGAAGGCAAACCAAGTGAAAAGATAAGACACCTTTCGCTCAAGAGCTGAGATTGGACTTAGCATCTTGGCGGCCACCAACTGAGCTCGATCGGTTTCAATCCGGCTACTTGCCCTCATTGACTGAACAGAAAACCACAAGGCAACAACTACTGCTGCCAACGTGCCAATAGCCGAGAGCGCCTCCCACACTGATCCAGCCATATTCTTACTCCTTTTCGAGTGGGGCGCACGAGACGTACCTTCGCCGAAGAGAGATACCCCAACCCAAACCAAATTGCCACCACAGGTAACGGAGGACGGCGCCTACCCAATATCGCGATCAACCCAAAGCTTTGCCAGCCAGGCTGGGATCAATAACGTTCGTGCTGCATTCAACTTTGACCTGGCATCTGGCGAGCGATCGATCTCAGTGCCAAAGTAAGCGATCCAGCTTCCGTCAGGCTGCAACACAAGCTCCGTCAAGTACGTGCCGACTTCAGCTATGGTCAGGCCGCTTTGCTCTGCAAGTAGCTTGTTTGAAGGCTTTTCGTCCACGTTTTCCTCCTTGATCCGACTCCATGCCGGTCACCCGTAATACCCCAACTCAAACCAAATTGCCATTACCTCACTCGGTGACGACATGCCTGATATGTACTCAGAGCAGCGCACGCGGCTGCTCATAGAAAAGATCGCCTACGACCCAGAGACCGGACTGTTCACGTGGAAGGCTGATCACTGCCGTCGCAAGGCTGGCGAAGTGGCTGGCTCGATAAAGCCTGATGGCTACGTCTACTTGAAGCTCTATGGGCAAACTTACGGCGCTCACCGAGTAGCATGGATGTTGACCACGGGTTCATGGCCGGAAGGCCCAATTGACCATCGAGACGGCGACCGGAGCAACAACCGACAAACAAACCTGAGGTCAGCCACCAGGGCGCAGAACAACGCTAATGTGCCTGGCCGAGGCGTGTCCGGGCTGAAGGGCGTTTGTTACAGCAAGACGGACCGTAAGTGGAAGGCTCAACTCTGTATCAATGGCAAGCAATCATGCCTGGGTTATTTCCATACGCCCGAGCAGGCTCATGCCGCATACCAATCGGCAGCAAATCAGCATCAAGGCGAGTTTGCGCACCACCGATCACGAACACCCTGAACACACCCCCCCCTAAAACGAATCACGCCAGCCGGCGAGGATCCCCTATGCACGTCTTATTCTGCAGTTACGGAAATGACTCCATCGCCCTGATCCAATGGGCGCATGAGCGCGGGCTGAAGGATGTGACCTGCCTCTACTCCGACACTGGCTGGTCAGCAAGCTGGTGGACCGAACGTGTAGCCAGGGGTGAGGCGCTGGCTCAGGGCTACGGATTCACCACAGCACGCACCGAGTCGGAGGGGATGCTCGAACTGGTAAAGCGGAAACGTGGCTGGCCTGGTGCTGGCGGACAGGGTCAATTCTGCACCTCCGAGTTGAAGGTGCTTCCAGCTTTGGAATGGCTCGACGCCAACGATCCGGAGAAAGAAGCTACCGCCATGACAGGCGTCCGACGTAGTGAAAGCCGGCACCGTTCAGATGCCGAAGAGCATGTAGCGGTGTCGGAGCGGCATGGCAATCGGGAGCTTTGGCAGCCCCTGGTGCGCCATGACGATGTAATGCGTGACGCCCTGCTTCATCGTGCTGGCTTCGATCCGCTCCCTCACCGATCGCTTGAATGCTACCCGTGCATCAACGCGAACATCGGCGACATCCGGCTCCTTTCCGAGGACCGAATACGGCTGATCGACATTACAGAGAAAGACCTGGGCTTCACCAAGAAAGGAAAGCCACGCGTGATGTTTCGCACGGCGCGCCGCAAAGGTGCCGTTGGCATCCGTGCCGTCGTGCAGTGGGCGGCAGCGCCCAGACCACGTGACCAGATGGAAATGTTCCCCGCAGAGTGCGACTCGGGCTTCTGCGGCGGCTGAGCCAGCTACCAGCAGAAGCTCGACTACCCTCCGCATTCAGTTCAACACGTACGCGGACTAAGACAACGCTATCACTGGGTTCAATAATGAATAAAATCCCAATTCACTCTAAGTACGAGTAATTTTCTCTCCTGGCACGCCAACATAATGCTCACTATGTCCGTTTTTGATATTATCAAAATACAACTTATAATGAGATTCGAAGGGGCTATTTTCCAGATAGCAAGGTGTGATTTCTTCCCTACCACAAAAAACAAGCAGTCTATTCATAACCTCCGCCAAATTGAAGACATGACGTGCAGGGCTACTTGTAAAACCAGTTGGGCTCGCAAATTCTTCAAAAGCCCAAAAGCATATTTGAGGCTCATCAGAACGAGAATGCTGATAATTCATTTCACCCAATAACTCAATACAACTTATGATCCAGTCATAAAGTTGCGAGTCACTTAGTCCCGTATCGGTAGATTCTACAATATCCTGATAGCGCTCCTTCCAGCCTTCAAAAACAGACTCATTACCGCTTGCATCAAATACATCGCCTGAATAATGATTATTGGGAAACAGAGCCTTATATAATTCATTTTCTCTGTAAAATATGATACCAACCTCTTTTTCAGCGTTGCGCAGCAACTCCTTAAAGTCACCACGGTGACTTATATAAAGCTGAGCCCTTGCAAACACTTTATTGTCTTCAGCAGATCGTTTAGCAATGCTTGCTGCCATCCAAGATGCCCAGGCCGCAACAGCAGCCGCTATAGCAGATAGGCCACCAACTAGATCAGTAATAGATGCCGCCTTCCAAGTTATCTGAGGCAGTATGTTGAAATAAACCCCACCGGAAAGAAAAAGTCCAATACAGCCGCCCCAAACCATCCAATCCTTTCTCACAAACTCTCTCCCCATTAATTCCTGGCTTGATTATGCCGTAGCCTCAGGCTCTCGGCGAGGAACCTCTATGTCCGCACAACGACCTCGAATTGTCTGCCAGTTCAGCTGCGGAGCTGCCTCGGCGGTAGCTACCAAGTTGGCGCTGGCACAATACGGCGCAACTGACGACGTTCAGATCATCAACGCATTCCTGGCAAACGAGCACGAAGACAACCGACGGTTCCTACAGGACTGTCAGGAGTGGTTCGGGCAAGAGATCGTGCAATTGCGCGACGTGAAGTACGGTGCGGACATCATTCAGGTTTTCCGGCGCGAGCGATTCATAAAGGGTCGCAATGGTGCACCCTGCACCCTGCACCAAGCTCCTGAAGCGCCGCCTGCTAGATAACTGGAAGCAACCGGGCGACGTTGTGGTGTTCGGCTACACCGCTGAAGAGGTGGACCGCCTGGATGACTTCCGAGACCGCAACCCTGATCGCCCTGTTATTGCCCCGCTGATTGACGCGGGCCTGGGTAAACAGGATTGCAAGGCGATGATCCAGCGTGCAGGGATCGAGTTGCCGCTGATGTACCGCATGGGCTACGACAACGCCAACTGCATCGGCTGCATGAAAGGTGGCGAAGGCTACTTTCGAGCAATCCGCGAGGACTTTCCGAAGCAATTTGAAGAGCTTTGCCGCGTCCAGGACGAACTTGGCCCAGGCTCGTACCTGCATCGCGACCGCAAGACCAATATCCGATTCTCTCTACGTGCCCTTCCTCCTAGTAAACCCCGCCGAAACGAGGCACTACCAGCTTGCTCTTTTTTTTGCGAGATGGCTGAAGCCGACTATCAACCGAGCGCTGCGGAAATAATGTCGGGCTGAGTGTTAGCTGGTGTAGGGTGAACAATCTGAGCCTTTAATTTGCGATGCAGAACACGATGACAGTTGGCACACAGGCATCGCAATTGGTCTAGGGTTGTCTTGTGCTGCTCCCCCATATCTGCAACCTGGATCGCTTCATGATGAACTTCAATACAAGCCACCCCAAAATCGCCATACGCTTCGACAGGATCTGTTCCGCACTCCTCGCAGAATAGCCGACCATGCTTCTTGATAAATGAAGCTTTCTTGGCTTTAGAAAGACCCGGTGATCGTTCACGTTTCAGGTGGTACACCAGCTTGACTTGGCCCTCGGCCCACTCCCTATCCTCGGTGTCTATGGGTATTTCGAGCGTCTCGACTTGCTCACCTTTGGGGATGATTTTGTAACCCGCAGCTTCCAACAGCTCGAAACAGACGGTCCCCTTTCCCGCAGTAAAATGCTTGGGCATCACCTTGAATCCCAACGCTTCCGTTGCAGCGAGGCCGAAGACCTGCTTGGGAGCTAGTCTGGAATTCGCATCAACTAACAGGTCGTAGTCGATAGAGGGTCCAAAATCCTCTGCCAGAACACCTTGAAGGAGATATTGGACTGCTTTCCAAATGTACTCAGCAGTAACCTTACGTAACTCTTCCGCCGGCAAGCGAACATTGCCTGCCAGCCCAGTTCCGTCTACAGAAACTAAGGCTTGCGTTGCAATTACCGCTTCCAAATCAAGGGCGTCCAAGAAGCCAAAAATTACGTTACCCAATGCAACTGAAATGGCCGCCAGATAGCAACCCTGGTTACCGTTACCATTTGGCTGAAGAGGTGAATTTTTTTTCGGCAAAAGTTTTACGATTTTTTCGATGTTAGCTTTCGGCGAAATCGGACTAGTTAATGCGACCCAGTTGACCGACACCAACCACCCTGTAGCAGCCCAGCTTTCCCCAATCGTTCCAAATTCTTCAGGCTTCGGCGCTTCCGCGTAATTACTGATTGCTATGCCAACCGCTTTGATCAGGCCATCCGCGTAGGACACCACAACATCCCCCGGCTCCACCTGGGTCAAGTTGTCGTAAGTTTTGTTGCGGGCACCATTTTTACTGGTTTTCGGCGACCAAATGTAGCCACCTTCAAACTCAGCCTTAAAGGTCTGCTTATGGTTCACCCACCAAAATTTGTGCCGGGAGGTTACCGCGTCCTCAAAGTCTCGTAGGCGCGATGCCGAATGTTCTACCGCTTCTGGGGAAAAAAAATCAGGATGCCTAACTACAACGGCTTCAAAAGCGAAATCCTGTAAACCAAGGCCGACTAGAGCTCTGTAGCCCTGCGTTTCTGCTTCACGGGTAACCACTCTCTCGACGCCCGGAACAATCCCATGTTCTTTCAGCATCCTCCATGTATAAGCAGCTGGCTGCCGCTTCCCATGTTTCTGGAGCAGTGTTTGCTCGTACGACAGCACGGCAAGAATCGACTCGATCTCAGCCGATGAAGTTGCACCAAACTGCTCACGAGCGATGAGCTCCGCTTGTTGCTTCAGGGTTTCAAGCTTATGTGCGTCCATGTTTGCTCTCTCCGATAAGAAACAGAGTTTAAAGCAGATGGTGGCATTTCGACACACACACCTCTCAATACGTAATGCGCTAATCCTTACCCGGTGCAATTGAATAATTGCAGTGCTACGCACTGATCCCGTAATCCCTCCCTCTTCAAAGTCAGCCGCTATAGCGGCAAGGACCAAGTCATGCTCAGAAAAAACCACCTGATCGTCGACTCAGGGTGCACTCAGGATAACGAGCGCTGGGCGCTCTCGGCCTGTGGCCTGAACGAAGATTCAGAAGTAGCGTGGGACGGAACACACCAACGCGACTTTGTCAGCTGTAAGCGGTGCCAGGCGAAAATGGCCAAGCCGCGTCCGGCGCCGGAGCCACTCCATAAAGAGCGGCCCATTCTTTTCAACGGTGCGATGGTTCGCGCGATTCTGTCCGGACAAAAGACAGTCACGCGCCGCCTGGTCAAAGGCAATCAGATCCCGAGCCGTAGCAAATCCGACTCCCCCGAGCATCAGTGGATTGCCGTCGTTCAAGACCATCCACGCTGGGGATTCGCCGCTTTTGGCGCTACTGAACAAGAATGCGCCGCTGAGCTTGCCATGTACGGCGGATGCCCATATGGGCGGCGCGGTGATCGGCTGTGGGTGCGGGAGACATTCATCGATCTGCGCGGCACCGGTGTCGAGCATCGCCCAGACCCGAGCGGCCCGCTCCAGCGATACGCCTACGCTGCAGACTGCCGCCCCGGATCGCACAGCGACGAGGCAAGGAAAGACTTCGGCTTGAAGTACAAGCCCAGCATTCATATGCCACGCGCCGCCTGCCGCATCCTGCTGGAGATAACCGACGTGCGCGTCGAGCGGTTGCAGGACATCAGCCGCGCCGATATCCGTGCGGAAGGCCTGCAATGTCCGCCGGAGCTTGCAAGCGATGACGTCTCACCGAATTACCGAGACTGGTACCCGGCGGCCTGGCGGGATTTGTGGGAGTCCACTGGCGGCGACTGGGAAGCCAACCCATGGGTTTGGGTGGTCGAGTTCAAGCGGGTGACGCCATGA